TAGTGGAGCTACTGCTGAAAAAACTTACGATATTCGTAATAGTAAAGATATTGCTATTTCTTCTAATAGCCCTCTTATGGGATTGCCATTTAAAGCAATTAATGGAATCAGAAAAGCTACTGGATTTAGAACAAAGGAAACTTTATTAGAGCAAGAATTTAGTGGGCTGAGACCACTTCGTTTGATTTCATCTCCATTATTATATGGAACTGATATAGTAAGATTAACTACTAAAAAAACCAATGATGTTCAGGCTATGAAAGATAGCATAAACAACAATGGTACAAGTGGTGGTAATAATGGATTGATAGGAAAGGTATTAAAGAAAGTTGAAGGATTCGTTACTAAAAAATTAAGATTACCTCAAGATACATACCCAACGTATGTAATTGGTACAGGCGAACTTCAAAAAGGAAAAGAGCCTGATACTATGATTACACTCGCTCAAATTAAAAAAGATGCAGCGGGTAGTTCATTTGGTAGATTCTTAAAACAAACCGGTGGAGGTACTCCATCTCAATTAGCTAAACAAATAATTGGAGGTGGATTAAAAGTTACTCAGGGTGCAATTAGAACTACTTTATTTGGAAGTCAAACTGTTGCCGATAAAGCAAAAGGAAATCATAATGGATTTGTAGGAAAATACGCATCTACTGCTAATTATGAATCTTCAATGAGTACATACACTCAGACACTAGCTCTAAATTATTTAGATATATCATCCGTATCACCTGTTAAAGGATTCACTCGAAAAGGTGAAATATATGGTAGAGATTTAGGAACAAAGAGTTATGGTATGAGATTAAACGGAAGAAAGGGTGAGCCTACTTCCGCTTTCTTACAAGATAATAGATATTGGATAGGTGATACATACACATCAACTAATCCGAACGATAGAGCTAAGGGATTACCTAATAGAGAAACTGCTGAGATACAATATAGTAGTAAATTTATAAATACTAAATTTCTAGGAGATACTTATTTTCTTAACTCTCCTGCAGAGTATATAGCTCCGGAAGCTTTAAAAACCGGTATATTTGGTAAGACAGAATATGCATTTCGTATTTCCGATGGTAGTAGAAATCAAAGATTTGGTGAACCTAGATTAAAAGATTTACCGTTAATTTATACCAAAGAAAATCCATATAGTCCCTTTAATGCTATTGCAGGAAAATCTACTATACCTAATTTTAGAGTAGAAACAGACCCTACCAAAGGTAGTAAGTTGTTACTTAACAAACCTTGGAGATTAAACTCAATTGCAGGGGGTATAACAAATTCTATTAAACAGAATGGTATATTCGGTGAAAATACAGAATACGCATTTAGTTTATCTGATAACACTAATCACAAAAAATTCGGAGAACCTACTATTGCTAATATACCATTTATTTATACAAGTGTAAACAAATATGAACGTGATGGTGGATTTAGTGGTCCATCTACCGCACCATTTCCACTTTCTACAGAAGTTTTATTGGGTAGTAAGATGTTGATACGCCAACCTTGGGAACTTAATTCTTCTGTGAGAGGATTAGTAAGACCGCGTGGGGTATTTGGTATTAAATCTAACTATGCATTTAGATTATCCGATACGGACTTAAATAAAAAGAAAGGTGAACCGACTGCTGATAAATTAGCACAGTATAATACATTTATAAATCCATACTATTCAGGTTCAGCAGCGGGGCCATTGATACCGAGTAAAATATTAACTAACCCAATATTAGGATTTATTCAACCTAAAAAAAGAAATAAGGCGGATAGATTTAGTTTAAGAACAAGGTTGAACAATTCAGGAGAAAGTGTATCGAATATAACAGATTCACTTTCATCAAGAAGAGGATTAAAAACATTATCAGATGTAATAAATCAAACTGGAGTATTTACTTCATCTGAATTAGAATCAATAAAATATAATGGAAAAACAATAGATGAAGTTGATTTGATACCACTTCGTTTTACTAGTATGACCAGCGGTGAGACGATTTATTTTAGAGCAATCGTAAGCGGATTTAATGAAACATTTTCTCCATCTTGGGAAAGTAGTAAAATGATTGGTTCTCCATTTAATTTTTACAATTATACAGGAGTAGAAAGAAAGGTAACATTTAACCTTAAGATGTATGCAATGTCTTCGGTAGAATTGGCAATGATGTGGAGAAAAATTGAATTCTTAGCTGACTTTAATTATCCAGGTGGATACACAGATGGTGGAATAGTTTTAGCTAATTTAGCCAAATTTACTTTTGGAGATTTATATCATAATAGAGTTTGTTTTTTAGATAGTTTAAGTTATTCAATCGAAGATAGTGAAAATCTTTGGGAATTGGGCGATGGACAAATGAAATACGGAGTTTCTGATTACTATGATAATGATTATGAATTTAATGGAAAATTTAGAGCTAATCCAGGTGGAGAAGTAATAAATAGTTCAGGTGGGGCATATACTGCTATTTCAAGGAATAGAGAAGGTATAAAAGAAGGCGAAAATAGGGTATATGACCCTGTCGCTAAAAAAGGATTTGTTGAAGAAGTAAACAGCAATACGTCTAAAGTGGGGTATCAGGAGGTTAACTATAGTATGACAAATTTTAGATTACCTAAGTTTTTAAACGCATCAATTGGAGTAACATTTATAGAAAGTAGAAATACCACCTCTAGACTATATGATTATGGAGGTTCATTGAGTAACGCAGTATCTCCACCAGCGGGTAAATCACAAACATCAGATGGTAATAAACAAAACAATGCAAATAGTAATACAACCGCAAAAGGGGCAGGTGGTACAGGTACATCTGGTACAAATCTAGTAGAAACTAAAAATGTAACTAAACAAAAGAAGATTGCGGGCACAAATGTTCCGGATGGTACAAATCAACTTAAATTTGGTGGTGGTAGTTTTGGCGGCGGAGGAGCAGGAGGAGGATTCTAAACAATCTTAGATTTTTATATATAATATTATGAGATACAATAATACTGAAATAATTAGATTAGTTAATGGAAAAAAGGTATATGAGACAGTTATACCTAGACAAATTACTAAAAAAGATAATGATATATATGTTATTACACAGGAAACTGATAGACTGGATACATTAGCGAGAGAATATTATAACGACCCATCTCTTTGGTGGATTATCGCACAGGCTAATAATTTAAATTCAGTTAACTTGGGGTTAGAACCTGGTATACAACTTAGAATACCTGCTGACAAAATTGAAGTATTAAATAATATATAATAAAATAGTTTTATGGCATTTCCTTTTTTAAAATCATTAGATGCATATATAGATACCGAGTTAAATACAAGAAAAGACCCATTGAAGGCATCCGAACTTGTACCTTGGATAAAAATAACATCGAACTTAGCTGATGGATATGAATTAGGTAGTTCATCTTATCCAGATTTATTCGGAGCAAGTGGAATGTATCATAGTGATAGTGGTACTAGATTTAGACCAAAACCAATAATAACAGATTTTTCTGTAGACTTTGCGAGTAGAGGAACATTAAGGAGAGCAACCTTTGTGATAACTTGTTATACTGTTGATGACCTTTCTAAATTACAAGAATATTTTTTGGAGCCAGGAATAAGTTGTTTTATACAATGGGGATGGAATAAAAGTTTAACTACGGGAAAAAGTGTAATTCCTTTATCAGCGGATGCGGGGAATGTAAATTTATATAATAGAAACCCAACAGCATTAAACGAAATTAGACAAAAAAATAATGGGTGTTATGATAATATGGTTGGTATTATAACAGGTGGAGAAAGTAATATAAATGGAAACGAATATAAAGTATCCGTTAAAGTTTCATCGATTGGAGAAATACTGATGGGTAGAAGTCAAGAAACGGTAACACCTGATTCGGAAAAGGTATCTGATAAACCTGCATTTGGCGAAACAGAGATTACTTCGTATGAAGGTGATGTAAAATTAAATTATGTATATGCATTCAATGCTTTACCTGCTGAACATAGAACCAATGTTATTAAAGGTTGGATTAATGATGCATCTAAAGTAGATGCAGGAGCAGATTTTATAAATTTTAATGAAAGTTTAATAGAAGAGGCAACTGAGGAAACAAAAAAAGGTACTTTTGCATTTGGTATAATTACATTTAATCAGGATGTTGCTATATTCGATAGAGTTTTTCAAGCTAGAGATGCTAGTTCTCCTGTGACACCTAGAAAATATATTAGATTTAGAAATTTTATCGATATAATGAATGAAACTAAATTAAAATTAAGCAAAGACGGTAGTATGAATTTTAATTTAGATATATCCCAAACTTATATATCGGCATTTAGGCGAATATTTTCAACCGATGAAAGAGTTTATATACCAAATTCAGGTATGGTAAACTTTTTTCAAAATGAAGCATATTTTAGAGGTTCAGCTCCCTACAGAGCAGAACTTATGGGGAAATGGGGTGCAGCGGGAAGAACAAGTCAAGTTTCATTTCCTATAGTTAATGATACTACATTTACTATGAAAGATGGTACTGTTGTAACTCTACCTGGAAACAAACATGGTTGGATTGGGAATGTTTATTTAGATTCGGAGGTAGCGTTTGAAGCATTAAGAGATGTTAGAAGACCGGTTAAAGAAGTATTAGATGGAGTTCTGAAAGTTATGGAAGAATCAGTTGAAGGATTATGGAATTTTCAAATTGTACAAGATGGAAATTCATTAAGAATTAGTGATGCAAATTTAAGAAATGAAAAAGGTGGCATAGATATTCCTTCATTTTTTTATACCGGTACAAAAAGTTGGTTCTTAGATGCTTCTTTTAATTTAGATATACCAAAAGCTATGGCAAGTAAAGTTGTTATGGTAAAGAGTATAGATGATGGTTCAATAAGCGGAGATGGTACACCTGAGCAAACTGGATTATTCTCAAATAAAAAGGATACTAAATTAGAAAAGGTGAAGGTAGAATCTACTGATGCTAATACTACACAGACTCCTAAATTGACAGAAGATGAGATAAAAAAGAATGGTTGGATAGACTTAAGAAGAAATATTAAAATTATGGTTGACCCATCGGTTGTTAAGAAAAGTTCTGTAGGAGGTAATGTTAATGAATGGGGGATATATGGTATATACTTAAATAAGAAATTTTTCAATACGATACGAAAAACTGATACGGGATATGCGGGGTCGGGTAATGTTTATAATGGAAGACCTTTGCCGGTTAAGTTTGGGTTTACCACATTGGGTATGAGTGGATTTCAAGTTGGACAATTATTTAAAGTTGTAGGATTACCATCTCAATATACTGATATTAACAAAGGTGCATTTATGATTACAGAAGTTACACACAAAGTAGACGGTAAACATTGGACAACTACCGTTGATTCTATGTTTAAACCATTTTTTAGATAATATGAAAACGGACTTAGAATTATATAAAAAACTTAGGTCGGATTCAGCGAGCAATCTTAGAACACCTATTGCATACTATCCAACTCCTTCTAAAGAGGATTACAACAAAGGTTATATAGAAAGATATTTTATTCAAAAAAGAGATACTAAGGGAGCTCCTATTTTTGAAGTTAAGAGAACAACATTTGTTCAGTATTACAAAACTCCTTTTTATACAGGAGTAAATCTTAAATGGAGAATAATAGGAGATTTAGTTGATAGGTATGATGATAATGGTGCGTTTATACCATCAGTTATTACATCAAATTCTAAATCAATTGCGGAAGCGGAAAAGACAATGGATGATATAAATCTATATTTAGTTAACTTAAAGCAATTTCATAAGGTTGATTAAAATCATAAATTTATTTGGAAAAGTAAACAATTTATCGTATATTTATAGTTATAATAAACAACAAAGTTATGTTCAAACATCTTACAGATTTAGAAGTCCAACAAATTACATTTGATTGGCGATACAGAGGGTTTACAACCTTAGAATTACTTACCGAAGAAGAGTGTGATGAAATAAATGATGAGTTAGAAAGACTTCGTCAGGAAAGAAAAGGAACACTTACTCCAGATGGTAAAGAGTGGGGAGAGTGGGACCCATTTTCATACCCACATAAAATCTCAGAAAAAATAGAGAAACTTTTTGTACATCCGAAAATCATCGAAGCGTGTTCATACCTTATGGGTGGTGATATTGTAGGTATGCAAACTTGGTCTTATTTCAAACCACCTGGACAATTAGGTAGAGATATGCACCAAAACGCATTCTACACAGGATGTGGTCACAATGAGATTATCAATACTGCATTAGCATTAGATAATCACGATGAGGGTAATGGTGCTGTATGGAACTATGAAGGTTCACATCGTTTACCGACTTTACCAATTGAAGTGGATGAGGAAAGAGCTAAAACTAATCCTAACTTTTGGAGAAACGAAAGAGGTAAACCTTGTATTATGCCAGAGGGACATGATTTCCGTAAAGTAGAAGGAGTTCTTAAAAAGGGACAGGTAGTTCTCCTCCACTCGCATTGTGTACATGGTTCAGAGCCAAACAACTCAAACAGATTCCGTAGAAACCTATTAGGGGGATACCTTAAGAAGGGTGCATACTTCAATCAGGGTTCACATATGAAAAGAGAACCAATTGATTTGCAACCTTTACAAGAAAAATATTGGAATTCTTAATATTTTTTCGTATATTTGTTCCATATGGTTTACTATGTAGAGAATAAAGATACGGCTAAAATGTTTTTCGATGAATACACATCGAAGGATTCTGTCATATTTCCACTATTTAAAAATAGAACAGAACATCCATTAGTAAATAAACTATTGGGTGTTTTTGTGTTTATAGGAGAACATTGTTGGGTGATAATGGAAGACCACAATGATTGTGTACCGGTAAGTTTATCCATATTGGAGAGAAGTGATAGGGTTAAGTACATCTTTGATACCAAATGGTTCTTACATAAAACCAAAATTACAAATTGGAAAAGTGTAGATGTTTCATATCATTTAACTGAGTTTAAATCCTATGCGTATGATATGATTTATCAATCGTTTACTAACGGATACAGAGATAAATCCGATATTTCATTTATTCCAATTGCAACTATTCTTAAAGGTGTAGTGGACTTCGTTGTGGAGAACGCTAAGTACGCAAGAATCGATGCAAATGGTTTTGATAGATACAATGATTATACAATACCATCGTTCCTTAGAATCGAAGCAAATGGTATTCCTACAACTTATGGATATGAGTATTCTCTTTACAATAATTTTACCACAACAGGAAGACCTTCGAATACGTTTGGAGGAGTAAATTATTCAGCACTTAAGAAATCAGATGGTAGTAGAGATTTCATTGTTAGTAAGAATGGTGAGTTGGTTCAATATGATTTTGATGGGTATCACATCCGATTGATTGCAAAATTAGTAGGGGAAGCAATGCCGGAAGGTTCTGCGCATGAATGGTTGGGTAAGCAATACTTTGGGAAAGAAGAACTAACCGAAGAAGATTATCTCAATAGTAAAAAAATTACATTCCAACAATTGTATGGTGGGATAGATGTTCATAATTTAGAGATACCATTCTTTCAGAAGACAAATGATTTTATAACCAAACTATACAAACAATTTATAGTTAATGGATTTGTTGAGACAAGATTTGGGAAAAGGATACCATTTACTAAGATAGATAACCACAATGCTCAGAAGGTATTTAACTATTATTTACAGGCATTGGAAACCGAACAGAACGTTTTATTGTTACACCAACTTAACATTTTATTGGAAAATACTAAAACAAAATTGGTTCTTTACACATATGATTCTTTTTTATTTGATGTTGATACTAACGAAATTGAACTTTTACCCAAAATAGAGGAGGTTTTACATAGAATATCTCCTACAAAGATGGAGAAAAATTATAGTTACGGAAATATTTAATACTTATATAGGATAAAAAGTATAAAATAAATCGTTAGATGAAAACACAGTTACTATGCACCTTTACGGATAAAGAAGTTTTGCAGGATGTATTACAACAAATTAGAGAAAATTATAAAATAGTATATAACTACATTTATATCCTACAGAATAAAACAAACTTAGATGAGTTGTACATTACATATAATATCGATGTGGAATTTAGACCTAATAAACAATTACCTAATACCATATTGGTACACAGGAAGAAACAATCAAATACCCTATATACAATCAATGCTTTGAACCAACTAATTAAAGAGGAAAATGGAGGAGTATTAGATACCTCATTCTCTTTAGATTGGGATAAATTTAGAAATTGTATTATATTGACGGGTTTACAAGGAATTAGAAAAGTTCCAACTAGAATTTTTGAAAAAATAGAATTTAATTAATTTTATGGCTGATATTAATAAAATCATAGATGAGCTACTTTTAGAATTATCTGTAACCTATCCATTCCCTAATATGAAAGATAGAGAGCAGGTAATTGCGTTGATGGAAATATGTGATGAATTAGGATATGGGTATATAAAACCTAAACTATACGAATTGCTTTCAGAAGCAGAAGGTGAAAAAGAATCTGGTTTGTTTCCAGGTAAATTCCATTTAGGTGGTGGATACTACTCGTCTAACGATGGAGGTGATGCTGAATTTAAAAATGATAAGGGTAATCTAAGACCCGTAACTCCAGAAGAAAAAGCAAAGTTTGATTCAAAGGGTGGTAAAACACCTACTGCGGAAAAACCAACTGCTCCTAAACCAAAAGAACCTTCATCTGAAACACCTCCTGCTGAGCAACCAAAAGATACTCCTGCTGAAGCTCCTGCACCAATGAAAGCAGCATCCGTAGTTAAATCGAAGGCGGATGTACTAAAAAGTAAAGTGGAAAAATGGAGTGAAAAGGAAAAAGAATTTTTTAATAAAGGTCAGGATAAACCAGGTTCAGAAACTCGTAGAAGTTTTGGGCAGGCATTAAAAGATAAAGCAAAGGGAGCTAGAAATGCTATTGTACATGGTTTAAAGCATGAAGCACATATATTTAAAACTGCTGCCAAAGCTGCTGGAAAAGTATTTAGTGAGCCTGGAGGATTTACGAGTTTAGATAAAGAAGAAAAGAAAGCGTTAATAACAGTTGGTATTAAAGTTGCAACAACCGCATTGACTGCAGGAGTATTTGGTGGATTAGCACATGGTGCAGTTGCATTTGCAAAACACGTTGCAATGGAATTAGTCCCACACGTTGTAGTTGAAACAATTGCTGTAGGAGTTGGTAAGGCATCTCTATTTGCGGGTGCAGATGGGGAAGATGAAAGAGTATTAGGTGATTTTATGGACTCTTTTGCTGATAATATGGAGAATATGGAAATACCTGATGAATTAATGATGTCTATGGTAGATTCATATAACGAAAAGAAAAAATTAAACGAACCACAATCGGAAGTAATTGATTTAAATGAATTATTTAACCGAATATTAAATGAAGAAGATGATAAGGGTGAATCGAAAGAATTTCCAGGTAAGTTTCACTTAGGAGGTGGGTATTACTCTAGTGTAGCTGGAGGAGAAGCTGAGCTTAAAAATGATAAAGGTAGTTTAAGACCTTTAACTGATAAGGAAAAGGCAGAATTAGGTAAAGGAGATGGTGGAGCTGATGAGGGAGAACCTTCTGATAGTGATAAGCCTGATACCGCATCTATGATTGATACTGCAACTAAAGCATTGGATACTAAAGAAAAGGAAGCGGAAAAAACTTTACCAAAAGATAATCCTGATTTAGTTTTAGATGACCCTAAAGCAAGTGCACAGAATAAAGCTAAAGCCAGAGCATTTAAATCTCAGCAAACTATCGATAAGAATAAAAAAGAAGATTCTGGACAAGGTACAATTGGAGAACCTACTAGATTAGAACCTGCTAACGAAGATACCGATTCAAAAGTACAAAAATTTAAAGGTAAGAAATCTGGCAAAGATATTCAAACAATAGAATTTGAAGATGGTGGAATGATGTTTGGAACTGTTCACGGAAATACTAAAATGGTCGATGATATAATGGACCAAATAAAAGCAACTATTCCACAAGAGGAATGGGAGAATATTGTATTTTTAGGAGAGGGTGGTGCAACAGGTGATAATGATGAATTGGAATTTAACGATGAGATGGAATATGCGGCTCCTAAATTTAAACAATTAGGTGCGGGTATTGATACATGGGATGGTGATGAATTAGATGTACATGATGACCAATCTAAATTATACCAAAAGCAAAAAGAAAAAACTGGCCTTAACGATTCACAAGTTAAAGCTGGTAATTGGGCTAGTATGATTGGGCAAGGTGAAGGTACGGATACAATGTCACCAAATGATTTCTTAGATGAGGATGGTAAGCAATTCTTACAAGATGCAGCTAAAGAAGCTGGGTTACCTCCAATAGAAAATTGGGAGAATCCGACCGGTGAAGTGCCTGATGAAAATAATCCAGAAGGAAGTGGTGATAGAGGAACATTATTCAGATTAGCATTTCCAGAAGATAATGGAGATAAGGAAACAAAAATAAATGATATTCAAGTTGCGTTTAATGATATAAGGGATGAGAATATTATAGAAAAGAGAAAAGAATTAGTAGCAAAGGGTAAGATACCAATTGTAATTGCAGGTGAAAGCCACGTTGAATTGGTTGATAAAATGATGAAAGGTGGCTCAGATAGAAAAACTGAAACTAAGCAAGTAGAGCCTCAAAAAGTAGCGGAAGAAATGCCGGAAGCTGATAAAGAAACATTCAGTAAAGATGGTAAAGCATTAGATGGAATTTCTCCAAACGATTTAAACCAATTCAATACTGATATAAGTAAGATTAGTAAAATGTTAGATGATGCAAAGGCTAAAGGAGAACCTGTACCTGACATCAACTTATGTGATATTACTATTCCTGGAACTAACTTATATTGTGATGATAATAAGGGAATACCTAGAGAAGAAATGCCTCAATTCAAAGGAAAGGCAGTGGAAGGTAGTAGAGCAGCCGGAATGGAAACGGATAAAGATGGTGAAGTAGATACAGAGCCGGTATTCAGAGAGATGTTGAAAGAGAAGAACATCAAAGTATTACAAACAGAAGTACCTGCTGATAAATTAAAAGCAACACAAAAAGATTTAGTTGGTGGTAAAGTAATTGGTATGATGGGAGCATTAGAGAAAGACCCTAATCATCCAAAAATTACTGCACCAATATATGTGAGTAGAGATGGATATGTAATTGATGGACATCATAGATGGGCTGCAATTGTAGCACATAATGCTAAAAATCCAGATAATCCAATACCGATGAAATCAACGGTAATCGATATGGATATTAAAGATGCGATTCCAATGGCGAATAAGTTTGCTGAAGATATGGGGATTGCAGCTAAAAAAGCGGATGTTAAAGATGGTGAACTACCTGCACCAAAAGAACCAAATAAAAAAGAAGGTGGAGCAATATATCCAGTAGGTGGAAATTATTACTCAGATACTCCTGATGGACCTGCACAATATGTAAAAACAGAAAGTGTAGTTAGAGAAGTATTTGAAAATGAAAACGACAAGTTTTTAAGTTTATTATTTGAAGAGAGTGTAACAAAAAAATTACCAAATGGTGATACCGCTAGAGTAACACCGATTGATGTTAAAGACCAACCGGAGGCAACCGAAAAAGCCGATGAATTGGATTCTAATAAAGAGGGAGAAGATTCTGCTCAAAGTGATACTAATGTAACTCCATTAACGGGTAAAAATTACAAAGATGTAGCAGCTAAACAAATGAATCAACCTAAATACAAAGATTCTATTTTAGATGATAATCTTAAAGAGCAAATATCTACTATTGTTGGTAAGATAACGGGAGGAGAAGATTTAACAGATGAAGAACAGGTCATTGCAAAGGATTATATTAAAATAGTAAATGATAAAAAAGTTAAAATTTATATTGCCTCGAAAAAGAAAGGTGATTGGTCTCAACAAGGCTATATTAAAGTTCTAGAATTAGGAGCAGGTAAAGCTAGTAGAGAATGGGCGGATGGAGCGAGTAAAAAATATGGGGTAACAACTGGAAAATCCGGACAAGGAGCAGTGGGTAAAAAAGACCCAACGCCTGCTAAAATTATAGGAGAAGAAAAAGAAATTGAAATTGGAATAATTGATGAAAATACAGTTGTATTCAATGGAAAAACTCATAAGAAATTATCAGTTCCTACAATTGAACAAGCAAAGGTAAAACTTAAACAAAGTAATCCTAACCTTAGTGATGAAGAATTAGAGGAAAAAGCTTCATTATTTGTAAACAAAATTAAAAGTAAAAATGATAGTATTGATGAATTAGCAGAAATTTCTAAAAAAACAGGTGGAAAATTTAAAACAGTTGATATTGGAGATACTACGACACCTGAAGGAAGAAATGAAGCTAGGAAAAAAATATTGGATAAATCGATTGATAAATTTACACAATTATTAGGAGATAAAAAGGATTTACCTGAAAATCAAAAGGTAATGGAAACCTTTGAAAAACTTAGAGATTTTGATGGAGATGACGTGGAATCAAATCCTGAAAAACAAAAAGAATATCAAAAACTTTTAGATGAGCTCCAAATCAATATGTTTAATAGTAAAGATTTCAGAGATGGTATTGCTGATTTTGCAGAAATAAAAGTTGCAATGGAATTACTATCAAAAGGTAATTCAGTTTATTTACCAGCTGATGAAGCGTTTAAAACCGCTGATGTATTGGTTGTAAATCAAATTAGTGAAAATGAAACTGATATAGAATTTCTTATGGTATCATTAGAATTCTCTGGTGGAATTAGTGTAAAAATGCAAGGAGGTGCAGCTGGAACAAGTGATGAAAAATGGAGACAGAGTAGGTTCAAAAATAATGAGACGAGAAGAAGGGGAAATAGAATGTTATCAGCATACGATTTATTTTATTCAGAAAAACAAACCCCTCCTGATTTTCCTCCATCAGATGAGCAGGTTAATGAACAAAAGGCGGCTTTAGAAGATGATAAAAAATGGATGGTAGAGAATGGAATCGCTACCGAAGAAGAAGTAAAAGCTGCCGAAGATTGGGCAGAGAGAAGAGTTGCATCAGTATTAGAAAAATTTAAGGATAATGGAGTTCTAGATTGTATGAACGATGAAGAAAAGGTAAGATTTGAAGAAACAATGAAATTGTATTATAAGAATCAAAAAATTTCCGAAGTTCTTTATAATAACGATTTAGATTATACTAATTTTAAGAATTCTAACCAAAAATTCGGTATAAGTAAAGGTAAGGCTGTAAGCTGCCAATCTGAAAACTTGGATGGTGTAGAAAATCCTTGCTATATGAAAATTAAAGATGATGTTGGATTTAACTATTCAAAACAGGGTGACTGTACCGTAGTTAGACCTACAAATCGAAACCCATCTGAGATTCACAAAGAAAAACCAAAGATAAAATAATTTGGAAATGTAAAATTTTATTAGTATCTTTACACTTATAAACCAAATGTTATGACAATCAACTATAAAAATCCAGAAGTGGTGGCTCAAATAGAGCAGGAGTATCCGGAAACGACAGCGGAATACAAAAAGATTATGATAGAAGGATATGAAACCTTCTGTTTAAAACAATCCAATTACGGACCAGGTAATATATCCGTAGGAACATCATTAGCTACCGAAGAGGAAAGAAAATTATCTCAAACAGGATTGTGGTTCAGAATGAACGATAAGATTCAGAGATTGAAACAATTGGTGGTATTAGGAAAGCAGGATAATGTAGGAGAAGCAATCGATGATACTTATCAAGATTTATCTGTATATGGAATCATTGCACAATTAGTTAGCAGAGGAAAGTGGGCTAAGTAATGACTTATATAAACATATACATACCTAAACTAAGTGAACTAAAAGAAAGATTAGCAGAGAATCCTAAGTTAATTGAATACTATATGAAGTATGAAGGATGGACAGGGGATTCGGAGTCAATCGATTATTTAGATGAAATGGTAAGAGAATATATCAAAGATAAAACAAAGTAAAATGAAAATTTGGTTATGGAGAGCCTTAGGGCTATTTTTTGTAGGGTGTGCTTATATTGGAGCAATTGTACCCGGTGTACCAATGACCACATTCGTTATATTAGCGGCATGGGCGTTCGCTAAGAGTTCACCAAAGTTAAATCATTGGTTGCACACTCATCCTAAGTTCTCACCTTATTTAATTCGTTGGGAAGAGAAGAGTATCTATCCAACAAAGGTTAAATGGATAATGGTCATCACTATGATTATCAGTTATACAATTCTATTATTTACATTACATAAGCCAGTTGCCTTAATTGGTATAGGAGGATTTATGTTGTTTTGGATAGTGTGGGCATGGAGATTTCCAGGTTCAGAAGAAGAGTGGGAAAGAAGAAAAAAAGAAGGTAAAAAAATAGGTTGGATAAAGTAATTGTTTTTGTATATTTGTATATATTTATAGGGGAATCCCAACTCCTTCCGTTTCATGAAAAACTTACTACGAAAACTAATCTCATTTTTTACTCCTACACCTAAAGGAGAATTTCCTGCGACCCCAAAAGGCTTTACTGCTGCTAAAAATTGGGCACAGAATCAACCACACCCATACTCAGAGAATTTAACTCTATGGGAATCTATTTACACCACAAATGATGATGGGTGGTATGTTCTTCAAAGAATTAACCGTCATAAGAAATTATACGATGCTTACAAAAAATGTAAGGATAATAAGGAGTGTAATGAACTGACTATCAAAGAGTTAGAAGAAGAAATATTTTAGTAAAAAAATATTTAAAAAAGCTTGGAATATTCGATATAATAGTGTATCTTTGTTCTAAGTTTATTACTTGTAGATATTTATATCTATAAACTTAAACTTAATTTTTAAACCATAAAACAAATAAAGTATGTCAACAAACATTGATGCAATCAGAGCCCGTCTGAACAAACTTCAGGGCACACAGAAAACGGCTGACTCACTATGGAAGCCAACAGTTGGTAAACACCAAATCCGTTTAGTACCTTACAAATTCAACAAGGATATTCCTTTTATTGAATTGTATTTTCACTACAACATCAACAACAAATCCTATTTATCACCAGCTTCATTCGGAAGACCTGACCCTATCGTAGAGTTTGCAGAAAAACTTAAGAGAATGGGTGGAAAGGATGATTACCGCGAAGCTAAGAAAATGGAGCCAAAATTGAGAACTTTTGTTCCCGTAATCGTAAGAGGTCAGGAAAGTGAAGGTGTTAAGTTTTGGGGATTTGGTAAAACAGTTTATCAAGAATTATTGGGTTACTTTGCTGACCCAGATTACGGCGATTTATCCGACCCAATTAATGGTAGAGACATCGTTGTAGATTACGCAGCTGCGGAAGGTGGAGCATCTTACCCAACTACTACTATCAGAGTTAAACCTACAACTACTAAGTTGCATGAGAATGATTCTAAGATTAGTGAGTTGATTGGTAACGAAAAAGAAATCACCACTATCTACTCAGAATTGTCATATGATGAGTTGAAGAAAATCTTAGAAAATTGGTTAGCTGGAAACACAACTGATGAAGGAGCACAATCTGCTACACAAGAAACACTTGTGGCTAAAACAGAAAAGAGTGTGAGTGATTCATTTGATTTCGATACAAAGCCTCACCAATTAGATGATGAGATTCCACAATCGGCTACTCAACAAGAGTTGCCTTGGGATGAAACACCATCAACTCCTGTATCCAAAACAACTCAACAAGTTGCGGATGCATTCGAAGATTTATTCAAATAATAACAAGTTATAAATTATGGCAAAAACTGATTTAGCAGATATTCTGGTCGATAGTCTGAACAAGAAAAACAAAGACCAAAAAATCGCTTTCTTCTTAGATGATGATTCCGATGGAGCACCAACCAATGTAAATGGGTGGATTTCAACCGGAGCAGCTATGATGGACGTTGCTATTTCTAATCGCCCGTATGGTGGAATACCTGTCGGTAGAATTACTGAAATCACAGGTTTGGAGCAGAGTGGTAAATCATTACTCTCTGCCCACATCTTAGCGGAAACTCAAAAACAAGGTGGAGTTGCAGTATTGATTGATACTGAAACTGCGGTAAGTAGAGAGTTCTTTGATGCAATTGGAGTAGATGTATCCAAACTTCTATATGTGAGTGTAGATACAGTTGAGGATATTTTCGAAACGATTGAAACAATCATTGAGAAAGTTAGAACATCTGAAAAAGATAAGTTAGTAACAATCGTTGTGGATTCCGTTGCGGCGGCTTCTACTAAGAAAGAGATGGAATCGGATTATGATAAAGACGGTTATGCAACCGATAAAGCTATTATCATATCCAAAGCAATGAGAAAGATTACCAATGTAATTGGTAGACAGAAAATTGCAGTTATCTTCACAAACCAATTAAGACAAAAGTTAGGAGTAATGTTCGGTGACCCTTGGACAACGAGTGGTGGTAAGGCTTTGGCTTTCCACGCATCAGTTCGTTTAAGATTGAAGAACGTTGGTCAAATCAAAACTAAAATTGGCGGAACGGATAAAGTAGTAGGAATCTCAGTAAGAGCACAAGTGGTTAAGAACCGATTAGGGCCACCACTTCGTTCAGCAGATTTTGAAATCTATTTCGATAGAGGTATCGATAACTATGGTAGCTGGCTAACTGTATTGAAAGATAATAAGTTAGTTAAACAGGGTGGAGCTTGGTATGAGTATGTAGATACTGATACCGGTGAAGTTGTTAAATTCCAATCAAAGGATTTCATTATAATGATGCAACAAAAACCTGAGTTAAGAGACCAAATTTATAAAAAGATTTGTGAGACGACTATTCTTCAATATAAAAAGGATACATACGATATTGAAGCAATGGAAGTTGATACAAATTTACCAAACGAAGTAGAATAGTGAATAACAAATACAAGAATTTATTAGATGAAGTAAATTTGGAACATACCACTAAACACCTTAGAACTAGAAATTCTAAGGTGTTATTTGTGGATGGACTAAATATGTTCTTCCGTTGTTGGAGTACAAATCCTACAATGAACGAAGATGGAGAACATACAGGTGGCATGGTTGGATTCCTAAAATCATTGGGAGCAGTTATACGCCAGGAGAACCCTACTAGAGTAGTAGTAATATTTGATGGTAAGGGAGGTTCACAAAAAAGAAAAGAAGTATTCTCAAATTACAAAGCGGATAGAAAAGTTAAATTCAGAGTCAATCGTCAATATGATGATATGATGAGTGAAGAAGATGAGCAAGTAAGTTTGAGAAGGCAATTGAGTTCATTGGCTAATATATTAGGAGTATTGCCGATAACTACAATGATATATGATAACATTGAAGCAGATGATGTAATCGGTTATTTAGCTAAACAAGTTATCAAAGAAGATGAAGGAGCATTAATTCTTTCATCTGATAAAGATTTCTTACAATTAGTTTCTGATAATATCCACGTTTGGAATCCATTAAAGAAACAAAAAATTGATAAGAATAAATTAAAAGAATTATACGGAGTTCACGCTGAAAACTTTATATGGTATAGAGTAATGGATGGTGATAAATCCGATAACATAGATGGTGTAAAAGGATGTGGTTTAAAAACACTTCTTAAAAGATTACCTGTATTAGAAACTGATGCTAGATTGACAGTGGATGAACTGATGAGATTAGCAGAGGAACAAAAAGGAGAATACAAAGTTTTTCAAACTATTTTAGATAGTAAAAAAATCATTGAAAGAAACTTCCAGATAATGCAATTGGAAGACCCGGATATTAGCGGGATTACCAAACTTAAAATAAACGATAGATTTAATGAATCGATTGAACCATTGGATAAAATGAAGTTCATTGGGTTTGGTATGAAATATAAAATCCTACAAAATTGGGGAGATGTAAATGACTGGTTAAGGTCATCATTTGGTAATTTAGTTTTATAATAATTTGGAAATACCAAATTTTAATCTTATATTTGTTGCATGAGTGAAGCGGTAGATAATTTATCAAAATACGGGCAGAGTTATCAAACTAAAGTGGTAACAAATTTAGTAACAGACAGACCTTTTTTAGAGCAGGTTTCGGATATTTTGGAAACAAAGTATTTTGAATCGGATACTAACAAATGGATTGTTGAACTGACTCGTAAATACTTTAGCAAATATAAGAACACTCCTACTACGGATTTCTTTAAAACTGAAATACAAAAGATTACAGATAAGGCATTACAACAAAATGTTTTATCTCAGTTAAAAGCAGTTTATGCTCAACAAAGTGGAGGAGATTCTGAGTGGGTTAAGAATGAGTTTGTAACATTCTGTAAAAATCAAAACTTTAAAAATGTTATTCTTACATCAGTTGACCTATTACATACCGGTCAATTTGATAAGATTGAAAAATTAGTAAGAGATGCAGTTAAAGTTGGACAAGCAAATGATTTAGGATTAGATTACAAAGAAGATATAGAAGTTCGTTTCGAAGAGGTTAACAGAAGAACTGTTAAAACGAATTGGGATGTTATAGATGATTTAACAGATGGAGGTTTAGGGCCTGGAGAATTAGGAGTTATTGTTGCACCATCGGGTGTTGGTAAGACTTGGGTTCTCTGCCACATCGGTGCAGAAGCAGTTAGACAGGGAAAGAATGTATTACACTACACATTAGAACTTACACAGAACTACGTTGGGCAAAGATATGATACAATCTTCACCGGTATCCCATCATCTGATTTAAAAGAGAACAAAGACCAAATTAGAGAAAAGGTAGATAAACTAAAAGGTGGATTGATGATTAAATATTATCCACCAAAGGGTATTACTGCAAATACAATTGCGGCACACGTTGATATGGTTCGTTCAACCAAATTTCAGCCAGATTTGATAATTATAGACTACGCTGATTTATTAGTTTCAGTTAACTCTAAAAACAATTCGGATTATCAGGAACAAGGTGGTATCTATATTGATTTAAGAGCAATGGGAGGTGAGTATCAAATACCAATTTGGACAGCATCCCAAACTAATAGAAGTGCGATTGAAAGTGATGTAATTCACGCTGATAAAATTGCGGATAGTTATGCAAAGGTAATGAACGCAGATTTAATCATATCAGTTAGTAGAAAAGATACTGATAAGTTGAATGATACTGCTCGATTCCACGTTATGAAAAACAGATTTGGACAGGATGGATTAACTTTCCCTTCAAAGATGAATACTAACAAAGGCATCATTGAAGTATATGCAGCCAATTCATCAAATGGAATTATAGCTAGTAAAGAAAGTAAAAACGGAGAATTATTACAAAAACAACTACTACATAAAAAGTATGTAGATAATATGGGTTAAAATGAATGAAAGTAATTTAGAGATAATAGATGAAGTATCATCTGGTATGGTTATATTAGATGGATTAAATGATGCTATAATTGGATATGATTCTAATACTACTCGTATTATATATGATTATGATACTATAGTTAGCCTTTTAATTCAAAGAGGAATGACAGTTGATGAATCTATAGAATATATTGATTACAATATTGTAAGATTACATCTGACAAATGAAGATGGTGTTGATATTTCTCCTATAATATTTAGTAGATTTCCATTTGATGATTCCGATTCGTAAAAAAAACTAAAGAAAACTAAAGAAAAAACGACATAAAAATTTTCTAAAGAACCCAAAATTTTTTAGAAAATATGATGTATTTATTCTTACCTATTAGAATAAACACATAATAAAGATTACACTATGAGCAAATTATTTACGGATAGAATTCCCTACAAACCATTTGAATATCCAGACTACTACAATGAAGGATGGCTAAAGCAAATGCAGGCATTTTGGTTACATACCGAAATACCAATGCAAGGGGATGTGAAGGATTGGAATGAAAACTTAACAAAAGAAGAAAAACACTTAGTTGGTAATATCCTTTTAGGATTTGCTCAAACGGAATGTGCAGTATCCGATTATTGGACAGGTATGGTAACTAAATGGTTTCCAAAGCATGAAATTAGACAGATGGCAATGGCATTTGGTTCGCAAGAAACAATCCATTCAGTTGCATATTCATATCTTAATGAAACATTGGGGTTAGATGATTTCGCAGGTTTCCTACATGATGAAACAATGAAGGAAAGATTTGAGTTATTAACCAACACAACGGCTGATTGGACTCCAAAAGATTTACAAAAAAATCATAAGGCAAGAGTTGAGGTTGCTCGTTCACTTGCTATCTTTTCGGCATTTGCAGAAGGTGTGGCATTGTATTCTTCATTCGCAGTTCTTTATAGTTTTCAAATGAGAAATCTATTGAAAGGAATTGGACAACAAATGAAGTGGAGTGTTAGGGATGAATCATTACATTCTAAAATGGGTTGTCAATTATTCAGACATATGTGTGATGAGTTTCCTGAATTGTTAGAAGAAGCAAAAGCTGACATCTACAAAGCAGCTGAAATCATTAGAGATTTGGAACACAAATTTATTGATAAGATTTTTGAAATGGGTGATTTAGAGAATCTTAAAAAGAATGACCTAAAAGAATTTATTACAAAAAGAGTTAATGAAAAGTTAGGAGAGTTAGGATATAACCCTATTAAGGGTGGTGATGATTACTTTGAATTTAACGAAAAGAAAGCATCGGAGTTGGATTGGTTTTACCATCTTACTGGAGGTGTTACTCATACTGATTTTTTTGCTATGAGACCTACTGATTATTCAAAAGCAGGTGAAGGTGAAAATTGGGATGATATATTTTAAAAAAAGATTATGAAAAATTACGGAGAAGAATTAGGATGGGAAGTAGATGTTGATTTCCCACATTGGGGGAACAATGAGATATATGTAAAAACTATATCCAAAACATATCTACAAGCAGGTGAAAAACCTAAAGATGCATATTGGAGAGTTGCTACGGCAGTTGCTAAAAGATTGGAGAAGCCACAATTAGCAACAAAGTTCTTTGATTACATTTGGAAAGGATGGTTGTGTTTAGCAACACCGGTATTATCAAATACAGGCACCGATAGAGGATTACCAATATCATGCTTCGGTATTGATGTGGGTGATAGTATATTTGAAATTGGTTCTAAGAATTTAGAATTAATGCTATTGGCAAAGCATGGTGGTGGAGTTGGTATTGGTATTAATATGATTCGACCAGCAGGGGCAAAAATCACAGGTAATGGAACATCCGATGGTATTGTACCATTTGCTAAGATATACGATTCTACGATACTAGCAACCAATCAGGGAAGTGTTCGTAGGGGAGCAGCATCGGTTAACATTAAAATCGAACATAAAGATTTCGAAGATTTCTTAGAGATTAGAGAACCTAAAGGTGATGTTAATCGCCAATCATTAAACTTACATCAATGTGTTGTAGTTAGTGATAGATTTATGAAAAAAGTTGAAGAAGGTGACCAGGAAGCTCGTAGAAAATGGGGTAAGTTACTTCAGAAAAGAAAAGCAACCGGTGAACCTTACATTATGTACAAAGGAAATGTAAACAAAGCAAATCCTGATATGTACAAAAAGAACGGATTGAAGGTACATATGACTAACATTTGTTCTGAAATCGTTTTACATACTGATGAACAACACTCATTTGTTTGTTGCTTAAGTTCATTAAACTTAGCAAAATACGATGAGTGGAAAGATACTGATTTAGTTTATACATCTACTATTTTCTTAGATGGTGTATTAGAAGAATTCTTACAAAGAGCTAAGAATATGAAAGGATTTGAGAATTCAGTTCGTTCAGCAGAAAGAGGTAGAGCATTAGGATTAGGTGTATTAGGATGGCACACTTACTTACAACAAAAAGGATTACCATTCGAAGGATTACAGGCTCAATTTGAAACTCGTAAGATTTTCTCTCAAATGAAGATTGAATCTGAAAGAGCAAGTAGAGATTTGGCAGATGAGTATGGCGAACCATTATGGTGTAAAGAAAGTGGATTCCGTAATACTCACCTAAGAGCAGTAGCACCTACGGTATCAAACTCTAAATTGAGTGGTAACGTAAGTAGTGGTATTGAACCTTGGGCCGCTAATGTATTTACCGAACAAACATCAAAAGGAACATTTATCAGAAAGAATCCTGAATTAGAAAGAGTACTCCGTAAGATTGGTAAGAATACCAAAGAAGTATGGGATAAAATTTTAGCAGATGGCGGTTCAGTACAAGATTTAGATTTCTTAGATGATTGGTGTTTTTCAGATGGTAAATTAGTTGAATGCAGTGAAGTATCAATTGATGAGAGAGCGCATAGATGTAGTTCAGTTAAAGATGTATTTAAAACATTTAAAGAAATTAACCAATTAGATTTAGTAAGACAAGCGGGAGTACGACAACAATATATTGACCAGGCCGTTTCATTGAATTTGGCTTTCCCTGCAACAGCAGAACCAAAGTGGATTAATCAAATTCATATGGAAGCTTGGAAACAAGGTGTTAAGACGTTATATTATATGAGAACTGAATCAGTTTTAAGAGGTGACATCGCTGCGAGAGCAATGGATGAAACCTGTGTAAGCTGTGAAGGATAAACAATTAAAAAACAAAAAAGATGTTAGAAGTAAAAAGATTTTCAGCAGTATGGTGTGGTCCGTGTAGAGCATTAGCACCTGTAATGGAAGGAATTAAATCACAATATTCAAATGTAGTATTTGAAACAATTGATGTAGATACAGACCACGAACAGGCATCTAAATACGGAATCCGTTCAGTACCAACTGTAGTATTCGTAAAAGATGGTGTTGAGGTTGATAGATTAGCAGGTGTAAATGCAAAGATGACCTACGAAAACAAAATAAACGAGTACCTAAAATAGACTTGTTTTTATTAAAAAGTTTTTGTATCTTTGTGGTACACTAAAATGTTACGATGTATCAAAATATATACTACCAACGAAATACTAATACCGTCCACATTTGGGATGATGTTAAAGGATATTTCACTATACCTTACCAAAGATACGCTTTCAAACCCGCACAAAACGGAGAATGGGAGAGTATCTATGGTGATAGGTTAACAAAGATTTACAAATACACAAAGGAAGATGAAGGTTTATTCGAATCGGATGTTCCTGAAGTAACGAGAGTGTTGGTAGATTTATATACAAATTCAGATTTACCATCAGAAGGGCATAGAATATGTACCTTTGACATCGAGGTAGAAATGATTACCGGTCTTCCCGATACGGAAAAGGCACAGAATGAAATAACTTCTATTGCAGCACATGATTCGGTTGAAGATTTTTATTATGTATTAGTTCTCGATAAAAAGGGAACAATGACTTCATCAAAAACGGAAAACCGAATTGTAGTTCCGTTCAAATCAGAAGGAGAGATGCTATCTAAGTTTCTTTCCATATACGAACACATTAATCCAACAATTATTACCGGATGGAATATCGATTTCTTTGACGTTCCATATCTCTACAATCGTTTAAAAAATGTATTGGGAGAAAAGCAAGCGAGAAGATTATCTCCTATTAGAGAAGTATTCTTTTCACCATATAGAAAGAAGTGGTTCATTGGTGGAGTATCGGCATTAGATTATTTGGTTCTATATAAAGAATACAACTATACTGAATTAGATAACTATCGATTGGATACCGTTGCTAAAATTGAATTAGGCAGAGGTAAGGTAGAGTATGCAGGTAATTTGGATGATTTATTCAGAGATGACATAGAAAAGTTTATTGAGTATAACTTAGAAGACGTTCGATTGATTGTAGATATGGATAAGAAGCTACAATTCATTGACCTATGTAGAGGTATTGCTCACGCCGGACACGTTGCATACGAAGATGTATTTTTTACATCCCGTTCATTAGAAGGTGCATTACTTTGCTTCCTAAAACAAAGAGGATTAGTAGCACCAAACAAAATGAGAAAAGAAGATTCGGATAGAATGTTAGATTCGATGAGAGAGCAGGGTGGAATTAACGAAGGTGCAAAAGACCAGAAATTTATTGGTGCATATGTAAAAGACCCTATTGTAGGAAAATACGATTGGATATATGACTTGGACTTAACTTCTCTATACCCATCAATCATTATGACACTCAATATTTCACCTGAAACAAAGATGGCGAAAGTGCAAGATTGGGATGTTCAACGATACCTTAAAAAAGAAGATGAGTTCTATGTAATAAACGGAAAACAAATACAGAGAGATAAATTTGAAGATTTCTTAAAGAGTAGTGGAAATTCAATAGCATCGAATGGTGTAATTTATAGACAAGATAAAATAGGATGTATTCCTGCAATCTTAGATGAGTGGTTTAGTAAGCGTGTTGAATATCGTAAGTTAGAAAAAAAGTATGGTGAAGAAGGAGATGCTGAGAAATATGCATTCTATAAGAAAAGGCAATTAGTACAAAAGATTTTACTTAACTCATTATATGGGGTATTAGGATTACCATCATTCCGTTTCTATGATGTGGATAATGCTGAAGCGGTAACGTTAACTGGTCAGAGAGTAATTAAATCTACTGCTGATATGGCTAATATCAAATACAATAAAGAATTGGGAACAACGGATGGGGATTATAACATCTACATCGATACTGATTCTGTATTCTTTTCAGCAGTTCCTTTATTAGAAAAACGACATCCTAATTGGAGAGAAATGCCTGATGATGAAGTTGCACTAAAAGTAGATGGTATTGCAGGAGAAACACAAGATTATTTAAATAATTTCTACGATGTATTCTCTGAAAGAATATTAAATGTACCAAAGGATAAACATAGATTACAGATTAAAAAAGAATTTGTAAGTAGGTCTGGAATTTGGATTGCTAAGAAACGATACGCTCAATGGATTATTGCGGAGAATGGCATCAAATGTGATACTCTTCAAGTAAAAGGATTGGATGTAGTTCGTTCATCATTTCCTGGAGCATTCAAAGTATTTATGAAACAAACTTTGATTGATATTCTACGAAGTGAGCCGAAAGAAGTAATGGATGAGAAGATTATGACATTTAAATCATCATTACCACTAATTGGATTCTATGATATTGCTAAGAGTAGTTCGGTTAAAGAATTATCTAAATACACACCAACCAAAGGAGCTATGTTCCAATTCGCAAAAGGAACTCCGGCGCACGTTAAAGCAGCATGGACTTACAATCAATTACTAAAACACTTTAATTGTGGATTCAAATATTCACCTATGAGAAATGGTGATAAAATGAAATGGGTATATCTTAAACAAAACCCATTAGGATTGGATACTATAGGATTTAAGGGAGCAAATGACCCTGAGGAGATAGAATCTTTCATCAAAAATTACATCGATTATGATAAGATTTTTGAGCATGAAATGCAGAACAAATTGGAGGATTTTTATAAGGCTTTAGGATGGGGGCATTTACAACTAAAAATCACCAAATCCGATAAGTTTTTCTCATTTTAATTTGGTAGTTTGGAATAAATTTCGTATCTTTACATTAATAAAAAATAAAACAAAAATTATGGAAAAAAATCGTTTAAGCCGCTTTATCTCAAAATATAATTTGGCGGGATTAGTTGAATCAGTTGCATGGAATTCAGAAGGTGGAAAGCTTTCTACTAAATTCGTATCAGATGATAAGACTGTATTAGGAGTAGTTACATTGGATAACTTTGATTTTGAAGATGCTACTGTAGGTGTGTATAACACAAACACACTAAAAAGTTTATTGAATGTATTGGGCAATGATGTTCAAATTGATTTAAAGAAAATTGATGAAAAACCAATTTCTCTTTCTTTAACATCTGATTCTACAACTGTTCAGTATCAATTAGCAGATTTAACTGTTATCCCAAATGTACCGGATTTAAAACAATTACCTGAATTTGGTATCTCTATTGATTTGGATGCAAACTTTATTGATAAATTTATCAAAGCAAAAGGTGCATTAAGTGATGTAGATAACTTTACTGTTTTAACAGAAAAAGGTAAGTTGAAAATTGTTATTGGATATTCTAATATCAATACAAATAGAGTTGATATTGTAGTGAATGATAATTTTACTCAAGAAGTTAAACCAATTTCATTCTCAGCAAAATACTTTAAAGAAATCCTTTCTGCTAACAAAGAAGCAAATAAAGCTACTTTAGCTGTATCTAAGGATGGTTTATCACATGTTGAATTCGCAGTAGATGGATTTACTTCATCTTATTATTTAGTTGAAGTACAATTATCATAATTTTAAACCCGATAAAGTATGAGTTTTTTTGAACAACAAGAAGAAGAAGTTCACTCACTTTGGGTTGAGAAATATAGACCTACACAGTTAGATGATTATGTAGGTAACGAAAATCTTAAAGCAAAGGTAAAGGGATACATCGAAAGTGGTGACATCCCTCACCTTTTGTTTTTTGGTAAAGCGGGCACAGGTAAGACTACTTTAGCTAAATTAATTGTAAAAAACATAGATTCAGATGTAATGATTATCAATGCATCGGATGAGAATAATGTTGATACAGTTAGAAATAAAGTTAAAAACTTTGCAAGTGGTGTTGGGTTTAAAAAATATAAGATTGTTATCTTAGATGAGTTTGATTATATGACTCCAAACGCACAGGCATTGTTAAGAAACTTAATGGAAACATTTAGTAGACATTGTAGATTTATTTTAACCTGTAACTATATTGAGAAAATCATTCTACCTATTCAAAGCAGATGTCAATCATTTCAGATTGTTCCTCCAACTAAAAAAGATGTAGCAGTTCAGATTGCTAAAATCTTAAAGCAAGAGGAGATGCAATTTAATCCAGCTGATTTAGTTCCTATTGTAGATGGATATTATCCAGATATTAGAAAAATTATCAATACTTGCCAATTAGCTTGTGTAGGTGGTGTATTAAAAACTGATAGTGCTACAATTGTAGATTCGGATTTCCGTATTAAATTAGTAGAGATACTTAAATCAAAAGATGAACTTAGAAATAAGTTTATGAATGTCAGACAGTTAGTTGCGGATAATAGAGTAACCGATTTCACCGATACATACACTTACCTTTATGATAAATTGGATGAGTATGCGAAGGGAAATACCGCAAATGTTATTATAGCATTAGCGGAAGCATCGGCAAAAGATGCATTAGTAGTGGATAAAGAAATTCAATTTATGAGTGGTATTATTGCGGTATTACAAATACTCAATAAATAATGCATCCAATTTTAATATATTTTTGTGTAATACTAACTCAATTGGCTTTAGCAGTTTTTAAAGTGTTAGAAATCAAATGGGTAGTTGAAAATGATATAACAAAATCAGTAGTATTATTTAATATACAAACAATGTTTTGGATTGCTTCTACCGCATGGTCAGTAGATAGCTTTTTAAAAGGAGATTGGATTACTATTACTTTATTTTTATTATCCGGTTCAATTGGTAAACTTATAATACTAAAATACTTCAAACGAAAAGAAGAATGTGCGGAATAATAGGAGGTAACGGATTTACCGATAAAACAATTAAGGTGGGGTTAGATAAAACTATACACAGAGGAAGAGACAACTCTTCCTTTGTTGATATAGGAGGATTTTTTGCCGGTCATAATCGACTATCTATACAAGACCTTTCCGATACTGCAAATCAACCAATGTTCGATGTGAATGACGAGGTTTGTATTGTTTATAATGGGGAGTTGTGGGATAGTGTTGAAACAAAAGAATTAAAGAAATCACTAAGAACTCCATTCCGAACAAAATCCGATACTGAAATTATTTTAAATGCTTATCTAGAAATGGGAGTAGATTCGTTTGAAATGCTAGATGGGATGTTTTCATTCTGTATAGTTGATAAGCGAATAAATAAAGCATTTGTAGTTAGAGATTATGTAGGAGAACTTCCATTGTGGTACGCGATAAATAACGATGGACAATTAGTATTTTGTTCAGAGAAAAAAGGATTACCTATAAGTGAGTTATTTGATACTCAAGTTAAGGCGGTTTATCCTGGAACATATCTACAATATGATTACACTACATTAGAACACTCTACTGAAACGTATTATAAACTACCTACTGAAATTATAAATGATGATAGGGAAACTATTATCAAAAACATACGAACATTATTGGATGAAGCAGTAGGTGTTAAAATGATTTCTGATGTGCCTATTTGTACGATATTAAGTGGAGGTATAGATTCTGTTATTACAACTTATCTCCTCTCTAAACGAAAGCCAGACGTACAAGCATTCGTTGTATCTATGGGAGATGGGAACACTATTAACGATGATATAAAATATGCTAGGATTGCGGCTAAAGAATTTGGTGTAAACTTAAATGAAATCATTCTTACTGAAAAAGATGTATTGGATTCAATTGAAGAAACACTATATGTTATTGAGCAAGCAAGATGGCAGAATTTAGGAAGTGCAATTGCTCAAGTTGCATTAGGAAGAAAGATAAATGAGATGGGATTTAAGGTTGTGTTTAGTGGAGACCTTTCCGATGAAATTTGGGGAAGTTATGGTCACATTCAAGCATTCCATTGGAGACCGGAGGATTATGATAAGGCAAGAAGAAAATTAGTAGAGGATGTTCATAAAACAAACTTCTTAACTACTAATCAATCTATTATGTGGGGAGGAACTGTGGAAGTAAGAACACCATATAGTTGGAGACCATTCGTTGAATACTCATTAAATATCCCACCATTATATCAGAAGGAAAATAACCATATGAAACCTTTGTTAAGAGAAGCGTTTAGAGGTGAAATTTCTGATGAATTATTGTGGAGACCAAAAGTGTTCTTTGCTAAAGGTGCAAGAACCGGTGAATTGATAGAGGCTCAAAAAGAGACTTTGAAAAGTAAATTAAAATCCTTATATTTGTATCGTAATGATATATTAATAAATAAATTCTTTGAATAATGCTTAGAGTATTACACATATATGAAGATGGTCCTGAAATGGATAACGCTATTGCAGAAGCAATGGAAACAATTGATATATATCCTCATTTTTTTCCACACTTATATAAGCAAGGATTCAAATTAAGAAAATATTTTAATAAACCACATGGTGGAGTGGTATTGCAAGATGGTGTAGTTATTACATTTGAAAAAAGTAAGAGTAACACTAGAGTTGCGAGAAAAACATTTGCTAGAAAAAAGAAAGGCGATATGATATTACATCAGATTGCTGCAAAAGAAAGAAATGGTTCGGCTCAGCGAGTATTCAATGAATTTGTTAAATATTGTAAAACACAACATTGTGAAAACATAATTCTTTCAGTAAGAACATCAAATGAAATAGCTAGAAAATTCTATGAAAAGAATGGGTTTGAATTAGTTGACTCTAATCCAAATTTGTGGAATAGCAAAAAAGATGGACCTATTGGAGGCTCAATTTATAGATTGAGATTACCCGCTGAAAAGAATATAGAAAACATAAACGAACCTAAAATAAAATTAAACTTCATACAAAATGTACTTAGATTATTTAGATAAATACAAAGGGATGGAGCCGTATCTTCATATACCAAAAGAAGATTGGACTTACATTAAAACTACATTTGCTATAGATGATGTTAAAGAAACATTAGCAACTATTCTTATGGAGTATCCTATTCCTTATGCCGAAATATCAGAAAAAGATGCATTGGATTCATATAAAAAATTAAAAGGAACTTGGTGGGCAGATTTACTTAAAGAAGGAGAATGGTTTCCTAGAAAAGCATCGGAGAGTAGATACCCAATAACATTCAGAGGTAAACAACAATACTTTAGTAGAAACAACATAGGTAATGAAGCATCTAACTATTTCCAACAATCAAATCGTTGGAGTGTAGACGGAACTGTTTCACCCGGCCCAAAAAGAACTTGGGAAACAAAAGAGTTTATGGTTTCACTTATGGGTGGGTTATATACACTTAAGTTTGATGAGATTGATAGAAACTCATTAAGAACCTGTTTAGGATTAAGAAAGTATATTTGTGCACAATTCAAACCAAATGTAGCGAAAGCATTATATGATTACTTAGAGTGTAAGAATGTATTGGATTTCTCAGCAGGTTGGGGAGATAGAGTAGCAGGTTTCTTTGCATCGGAGTATGGTGAACATTATGTAGGTATTGACCCTAGAAAAGAAAACCATCCAATCTATAATCAACAGGCAGAATGGTACAAAAAACATAATGGATTTTTTGAAACGGATAAAAGAGCAGAGTTCCATTGTTCACCAGCTGAAGATTTTGATTTCTCTCCATATACAGACCATTTTGATATTGTATTCACATCACCTCCTTACTTCAATGTAGAGAGATATTCATACGATGATACTCAGAGTTGGGTACGTTATAAATCAATTGATGCATGGAATGAAGATTTCTTACACAAAGTAATTCATAACCTATGGCCAACGTTGCGCAAAGGGGGTTATTTGGCAGTTAATATTGCGGATGTATATGCTAAATCAAATGATAGAGAGAAGGGATATGTGGAGATTACAAACCCAATGAACGATTACATCAAATCATTGGGGGCTGAATACGAAGGATGCTTGGGCATGGAAATGGCTAAGAGACCTGGTTCAGCGGGAGCAGGTGCTATTATTGAAGGTGATGAAGGAAGATATACGGAGGAAGCATTAGCCAAAGCGGAAGAAGCAAGAGGTAAAAGATTTTGTGAACCAATGTGGGTATGGAAAAAATTATAGATAGAGTTATATTATGGGGGTGTTCAATCGGATATGGATTAAATGCCGATAAGGATAAGATATATGGGCAACGAATTGCCGATGACTTAGGAGTTCCCCTTGTAAACTTATCTATTAATGGCGCGGGTAATATAGTTGGAGGAAATGTTATATTAAATAAACCAATTGATTTTTTTAAGAATGCATTAGTTTTATTTCAAACTACATACTTCGAACGACAGGTTGATAAAGACCTTTTGCAGAACCCATTTTACGATAACAGATTTTATAAGGAGGTGTTTACTAATACATTTTCAATAGATGAATTTGAAAAGGAATATGGGTGTGATGCGAGTGAGTTAAGAATTAAAGATTGGGTAGGATATTGGACAGATTACAAACCTTTTTACGAAAGAACTTATTGGTCATATAAAAAAGATTTTGACCATAATAAATGGGTTTTCTATATGAAAGAATTGTATAAACAAAATACATACCCTTTATACTTAGTTCACAAATGGTTTAAGGCAAACGATATAACGCATTTATTTTTTGATATACCTGTTCCGGTTGTAGGGTATAAATTGGAATACAGGAATTACGAATTTTCTGATTTTAATTTCTTTGCAAAAACAATGATTAGATTCCTAACAGAAAAGAGTGATGAAAGAAATGCGTTTTATGAATCATTTAGAAACGAAAGTTTTTTCTTTGTTGATGAAATAGATGATACTAATAAAGTAACTGATATATTGATAGAGCCGGTATATAGTGGAAGTGATACAACCGTTTGGAAGGAGTTTCTTCTACCTGATAGACCAATGGGAACTCCTGATAATGCACATCCAAATGAAAACGGACACAGAAAGATATATCAGGTATTAAAAGAAAATTTGAAAAGAAAATTAAATATAAATTAAAACAAAACAAAATGGCACAAATTTTAGGAAACCAACCAGGAGTTCCACCACAACAACCTAGAGTGGATTTATCTCAAGCACAGGATATGAATTGTCCTCATTGTAACTATCCTTACTTTATTCAGGCAGTAATGATGAAGAAGATTTCAAGATTCGTAGCTAATACTGCAAAGGATGCGGTGCTACCTGTAGATGTATTATTATGTGGAAATTGCGGTAAACCAATGGATGAGTTATTACCAGCTGAATTAAGAAGACAAACACCTACTCAAACAGAAACACCTGCTACTCCTGAAGAGCCTGTAGTTACTAAGAGTTCATTAGAAATTTAATATGGAAGTATTATTCATATGTGCATTGCCGGATGAATCAAATGGAGAAACTACTCTGTTTGGTTCACCGATAATTCATACTGGAGTTGGTAAGATAAATGCAGGATATAAAACCGCATTGGCTATCCAACAATATAAACCTAAATTTGTATGTAATTTTGGAAGTTGTGGTTCATTCCAATTAGATAAGGGAACGTTAGTAACAGTCAAAGAAGTATTCAATGGTGATATGGATGCAGAACCATTTGTAAGATACTCTGTTACTCCATTTGAAGAAGATGGTGGTTCGTTTCCCGTAATGGATATGGGAGTTAAATGCTTTACAACTGAAACATTTATAACAAAAGATAAAATTAAATCTTTCCCTCCTCAAAAGTTGGAATTATTAAATAATTGTAGTATCTTTGAGATGGAATTATACTCAATCACTAGAGTTTGCAGAGAGTTTAAGATACCTATCACTTCTTATAAATGGGTAAGTGATGATGGCGGAACAGAAGACTGGTTGGAAAATTGTAGAATTGGGTATGAACAATTTAAACAAAAATTTTATAACACTTATATCAAAGGCTAATGGCTAAAACATTATTCGACCATTTAAACGCAATATCAAAAGACCAGAAACCTGATTACTTTAAAGATTTATCAGAAGAGGATAAAAAGACATGGAGTAATTATATGATTCATAGATTTCTTTCAATGAATTATGATTTTGTAGATTTGATTGCACAGGTTCAACCATTAACACAAACAATGGAGCCTGAAATATTTTATAAATTACTTATTGGATTGATACCATCCGGTAGATATTATTTTAGATACATCAAAGGTAAATCAGAGGAAACATCCGATGAAGCCATTGTTCAACTATTACAACAGGAATACAATTGTTCTAAATCAACCGCTATAGATTATTACCATATACTAACCTGTATTAAGGAAGGAGAAGAGTATAAGACGTACTTAAAAAATAAGTATGGATACAAAGGGAAGGAAAAAGTTCCAAAAACAGAAAAAGTAAAAAAAGGTAAAAAATAATTTATGGGAAGAGTTTCGTTTTCACAATATTCAATGTGGTCAACCTGTCCACAGCAATACAAACTAAATTATATAGATAAGTTATCTATATCAAATGCAAATATACATTTGATATTTGGTACTGCTATGCATGAAACTCTACAACACTTTTTAGATATAATGTATAATACCACTAAAACTGCTGCAATGGCGTTAGATTTAGATGGATTATTAGGTAAGAGATTAGTTGAAAATTTCAACAAAGAAAAAGAAAAGTTAGGTGAAGGAGAATTTCCTTGCACAAAAGAGGAGTTAGAGGAATTCTACGGAGATGGTAGAAAGATAATTCATTACTTTAAAACTAAATTAGGAAGTTTCTTTAATAAAAAAGGATTTGAATTAGTTGCTATTGAGTTACCACTTAATATGCAGATTAAAGAGAATGTAAACTTCATAGGATTTGTCGATGTTATCGTTAGGGATACGTGGGATAAATCAGTTACAATTATAGATTTCAAAACATCAACTGCAGGTTGGAGTAAATATCAGAAATCAGACCCAATTAAGAACGCACAGATTCTTATCTACAAAAAATTCTATGCTGAAAAATATAACATAAGTGAAGATAAAGTAAAAGTAGAGTTTCATATCCTAAAAAGAAAGGTTAAAGAAGATGCGGATTATCCTATCCCTCGTATCTCAAAGCATGTGCCAGCAAGCGGTAAACCATCTGTAAATAAAGCATGGAATGGATTTATGGAGTTTGTAAATACAGTATTTGATGAAGCAGGAAACTATAGAGATATAGATTATCCAACTAAAAAAGGAACATCCTGTAATTGGTGTGAGTTCAAAGAAAGAAAACTCTGTCCACTTTATAAAGATTAAAAAAATATTCAAAAAACTTATCGTTTTATCAAAAATACATATATATATCTATATATACAAATACAAAACGATATGGACGTAAAATTAACAAGTGTAAAAATCCTTAAAGATTTGTATTCTTCATTTAAGAGAACTACATTAGATGATAAGATGAGCTTACAAAAATTGGTTAACCGCTCACTTACACTTTATGTAGAAGACCCAACCTTCAAACAGAAGATTGACTCATTCGGAGAATTACAAATATCAGGTTCACAATTTTAAAAAGAGATTATTAATAAGTTATGGCGAACAAAAGAAAGACAATCTTACTTTTATCAGATGATTTAAGAATGCATAGTGGGATAGCCACAATGTCAAAAGAATTAGTATTAGGTAGTTTACACAAATACGATTGGATTCAAGTTGGTGCAGCGATTAACCATCCTGAGCAAGGAAAAATAGTTGATGTATCGGAAGATGCGAGAAGAGTTGCGGGTTTAACGGAAGGTAATGTAACTATTTATCCATATAGTGGGTATGGAGATTACAATATTGTTAAACAACTAATAGAAAAGCACAATCCTGATGCTATCTTACACTTCACAGACCCTAGATATTGGATTTGGTTGTATGACATCGAACATGAAATCAGGCAAACTACACCAATATTCTTTTACCATATTTGGGATGATTTACCAGACCCTCATTACAATAGAGATTACTATGAAAGTTGTGATTGGATTGGATGTATTTCAAAACAAACTTATGGCATCACTAAAAGAGTTGGTAAATTAGAAAATAATAAAACCTGGGTTCCTAGAGAAGACTGGCAAGTATCATATGTACCACATGGTGTATCCAATTTATATAAACCATTAGAAGAATCACAAATTGATAAAGTTTTCGCTACTCAATTATTTGAAGGAAAAGAATATGATTTTGTATTCCATTGGTCAAACAGAAACATTCGTAGAAAGCAACCATCTGATGTAATTTGGGCGTATAAAGTTTTCTGTGATACATTGACACCTGAGCAAAAAGATAAAGTATTATTATTAATGCATACTCAGCCGGTAGATGAAAATGGAACAGATTTACCTGCGGTTATCCAAAGATTAGCACCTGATTGCAATATTAAATTTTCAACAGGTAAACTAAATACAGAACAACTTAATCAAGTTTTAAATGTATCAGATGTATCAATTAATATATGTGGTAATGAAGGGTTTGGGTTAGGAACTGCGGAAGCTGTAATGGCGGGTACACCGATTATTGTGTTAACAACCGGTGGATTACAAGACCAATGTGGATTCCGTTGGAAAGATAGTGGAGAATTGGTAACTGCAGAAGATTATGTAAAAATTGGTTCACTACATAATTGGAGAGATTCGCAAGATAAGGTAACATATGGAGAATGGGTTAAACCAGTATGGGCAAAGGCACAGACAATGACAGGCTCAGTTCCTACACCATATATTATCGATGATAAGATTGATATTCAAGATTTAGCAGATGCTATGAGATATTGGTATGATATTCCTAAAGAAGAAAGAAAGAAAAGAGGTTTAATTGGACATGAATTCTTCAAAGGGCCTAATGGATACCACGCACAAAGAATGTGTGATACATTAATAGAAGGTATGGAAGGTGCATTTGAAAAATGGAAACCTAGAAAAAAATACGATTTATTTAAAATAAAAGACTAATATGGGGAAGCAATTAGAATTATTTCCAAAAGATGAATTTGATATGTTTGAAACGTGTATTCAATGTGGAATAGAAACTGATACACTTAAAACAACTCATATAGATTTCAGAATTGGATACATTGAAGGAGCTGGGCAATTATGCAGAATGTGTTATATGGCATCCGATAGAAACCTAATAACAATAGATGAAAGAACAATTTTAGATACACCTAACAATGATGAGTTGGGTGCAAAGGTAAGAAAAAAATATTATGATAGTAAACATTAAAAGAATACATCCTGAAGCGGTAATCCCATCTTATGCAAAAAATGGAGATGCCGGGATGGATTTAGTTGCAACATCAATTATAAGCGAAGAAGTATTTCAAATTACATACGGTTTAGGTATTGCATTAGAAATACCTGAAGGATTTGTAGGATTAGTATTTCCTCGTTCATCGATTAGAAAAACAGATTTAAGTTTAACTAATTGTGTAGGCGTAATTGATAGTGGATATAGAGGTGAATTGCAGGCTACATTTAGAAAACATAAAGGAGTTGTATCCTCAAAATATGAAGTGGGTGATAGAGTTTGTCAGATTACCATCATCCCACATCCACCAATTGAATTTAACGAAGTAAACGAATTATCTAACACCGAAAGAGGCGAAGGCGGATTCGGTTCAACAGGAAAATAAAGTTATGACACAAAAACCATTATTAGTTTTTCAGGCTCCAGTATCTACGAGAAGTGGGTATGGAGACCATAGTAGAGACCTTTTAAAATCTTTTAAAGATTTAGATTTATATGATATTAAGGTAGTATCAACAAAGTGGGGAAACTGCCCAATGGACCAATTAAATCCAGAAAATGAATTTCATAAATGGATTAACACCAATACCGTTACATCAATAGATAGAGAAATTGATGTATATGTACAGGTAACAGTTCCAAATGAATTTCAGAGAATGGGTAAATTTAATATTGGTATAACTGCTGGTATTGAAACTAACTTAGTAGCTAAAGATTGGATAGAAGGTTGTAATAGAATGGATTTGATTATTACAACATCAGAGCATTCTAAAAATGGAATAGCTGGAACTATCTATCATGAAAAAGATAAACAAACGCAACAAACTGTAGCTGAACATAAGTTAACTAAACCAATTGAAGTTCTGTTTGAGGGGTGTGATTATCATAAGACAGGTGGGTTGGAATTATTAGACCAAATCGAAGAAGATTTTATTTTCTTATTTGTAGGGCATTGGTTACCTGGAGGATTATATCACGATAGAAAAGATAACGGAGGATTAATCCAAACATTCTTATCTGCATTTGCTAGAAGTAAAGGAAAGAAACCGGCATTAGTTATGAAAACTTCTTCTGCTGGGTTTTCGGTAAGAGATAGAGAAGAAATGAGAAGAAAGATTGAAGATGCGAGTTCTAAAGTAAATGGTTCAGCACCTATTTATTTATTGCATGGAGATTTGAGTGAAGAAGATATGTGGAAGTTATATAATCATCCAAAAGTAAAAGCATCGGTATCGTTTACTCATGGAGAAGGATATGGTAGACCTCTTTTAGAATTCAGTTTGACAGGTAAACCTGTAGTAGTTTCTAAATGGAGTGGTCACTTAGATTTCTTAGATGAAAAAGGAGCAGTTTTGTTAGAAGGCCAATTGAGAAATGTAGATGAAAGTGCAGCAAACCAATTCTTATTAAAAGATACTCAATGGTTTTATGTAAATTATAGTAATGCGGCGGTTAAAATGCTTGATATTTATAAGAACTACGATAAGTATTCAGTTGAATCTAAAAAATTAGGAGAAAGAAATAGAACAAAATTTAGTATTAATTCTATGACAGAATCACTAAGAAAAATAGCTAATACTCATATTAAGGTTGCACAAAAAATTGATTTAATACTACCTGATTAATGGCAACGAGTAGAATTTTTACATCACAGTGGGATAACATTATTACCGGATTTAAGCCGATGGCGCATGGTATGATGAAGCCTGGTAATTTTTACAAAATAGTGGTGTATAAATATGCAGAAGATGGAAGGACTAGAACATTAACAGGGTTAGATACAACTTACATATTTCTAATTGGTAGATTTGTAGATAAGCAAGTTAGATTTGCTGTAATAAAATTAAAGCATGTTAATCCTGAATTATTTTTCGATGCATTGAAACCTGCTATCAGTCAACCTGTAACGGAAGATAAAATAATTGATGCGTATAACTTAGAAGAATTTAAATTTCTATTGAGAAAGTTTCCTCCAGATGGAGCACCTTTATTCGATATTTTAAAACGAAAACCTCTAATTTATAAAGACAATTACAGAGAATATAAAATGACTTCTATAAAGAGTGTGGAATTGGTTACAATTGACAGGGAATATATATCAGATAAATTAATGCCTGGAGCAAGTACATCTAAGAAGCAAGCGGAAAGAAGGGAAAATTTAAATGAATAATAAAGTTTATGAAAATAAGTTACGCAATAACAGTTTGTAATGAACTGAAAGAGATTACAGAATTAACTAACTTCCTTCAAAGTAGAATTGAAGAGGAAGATGAGATTATAATTCAATACGATACAAATGGTGTTACAAAAGAGGTATCAGACTTCCTAACTATCTTTGGTGAAATAAACAAACAAACTAAGATAGTATCATTTCCCCTTAACAAAGATTTCGCAACATTTAAAAACAATCTTAAAAAGAATTGTAGTGGGGATTATATTTTCCAAATTGATGCGGATGAAACACCAACTGAATACTTAATGCAAAATCTTAAAACAATTTTAGAAAGTAATAATGTTGATATAGTGTTTGTACCGAGAGTAAATACCGTAAACGGATTAACTGAGGCACATATTCAGGGTTGGGGATGGAGAGTGAATGAAAAAGGATGGGTAAACTTTCCTGATTATCAAACTAGAATTTACAAAAATACAACTGATGTAGAGTGGTTTGGTAAAGTGCATGAGAGAATTAGTGGCTACAATACATTTGCTAATTTCCCTGCAGAAGAAAGATTCTCATTATACCACCACAAACAAATCGAAAGACAAGAAAGACAAAACAATTTTTACAACAATATATGAAAAAAAGAGCACTAATCACAGGATTAAATGGAATGGATGGGTCTCATTTAGCTGATTTCTTATTAGAAAAAGATTACGAAGTATTCGGATTAATCAGAAACAAAGCAGAGAACTACCTTACCAATGCAAAACATTTAATAGGAAAGGTAAATATAATCAAAGGTGAGTTAACAGACCAAAATTCTCTATTAAGAGCAATTAAGGATACAGAACCTAATGAAGTATATAACTTAGCGGCACAATCATTTGTAGGTGATAGTTGGAATGCACCTGAAATGACAGGTAATACAACTGCTTTAGGTGTATTGAGAATGTTAGAGGCAATTAGAGAAAGTAAAAACACAGATATTCGTTTTTATCAAGCATCTTCTTCGGAAATGTTTGGTAAGATGATTGAAAATCCTGCAAACGAAAACACTCCTTTCTATCCTCGTTCTCCATATGGTGTAGCTAAATTATACGGGCATTGGATTACTAAGAACTATAGAGAGAGTTATAATATGTTTGCAGTAAGTGGTATTCTGTTTAATCATGAATCCGAAAGAAGAGGACATGAATTTGTTACCCGTAAGATTTCAGATGGTGTAGCAAAAATCCATTTAGGTTTAGCTGATTCATTATCATTAGGTAATACAAAAGCAAGGAGAGATTGGGGTTATTCACCTGATTTTGTAGAAGCAATGTGGTTGATGTTACAACAAGATAAACCTGAAGATTATGTAGTTGCAACGGGAGAGGTTAATAGTGTAGAGAAATTCTTAGATATTGCATTTGGAGAAATAGGAATTACCGATTGGACACCTTATGTAAAGAAAGATGATAAGTTTTTCAGACCAGCAGAAGTAGATGTATTAAGAGGTGATTGGTCAAAAGCAGAAAGAGAATTAGGTTGGAAACCAAAAACACATTTTACAGATTTAGTAAAAAAGATGGTTTCAAATGATATTGAAATACTAAAAAAATAATGATAAAAGTATTATTCATAAGTAGAAAGGCAGAACACTGTGGTGTAAATGATTATGGTAAGAGAGTAAATTCTATCTTACAAACTTCTACTTTATTAGATGTTCATTTTGCTGAAATAGAAACTCCTACAGAATATGTAGAGTTATATAACCAAATAATGCCAGATGTTGTTTTATACAATTATTATCCAACTATATTACAATTCGTAACAGATGATTTTATTGCACCGATAAGACATATTCCTCATGTTGCAGTTTATCATGAAGTAGGATTTGCATTTTCTCCTAATGGGATAATTGATATAAATTCTACTAAATTGGAAAATCCAGATAATAATTTCTTTGTATCACCTAGACCATTGTTCAATTACTCTATAGAGGATGATTTGATAGCAAACCCTATTCCTGTAATTGGTAGTTTTGGTTTTGGATTTCCTGATAAAAACTTTCCTAGAATTGCTGAATTAGTATGTTCACAATTTGATAAGGCATTGATTAAATTAAGCATACCATTTGCTACATTTGGTGATGCTGATGGGAATATGGCTAAAGCAGAAGCTGATAAAGTAAGAGAAGTAATTCAGAAGAGTGGTAATAATGGAATACAATTAGAAGTAAACCATAATTTTATGGGGCATGAAGATGTGTTGCATTTCTTAAGAGGTAATGATATAAATGTATTTTTGTATGATAAACATGAAACTAGAAGTTTAAGTAGTACAATTGATTATGCTTTATCGGTAAGAAAACCTATAGCTATATCAAATAGTGCAATGTTTAGACATATACAATCCGCTACACCTTCAATATGTGTAGATGATTTAACACTTCCTGAAATTATAGCAAATGGAATCGCACCATTAGAACCATTTTATGAACAACATTCTAATAAAAAGTTATTAGAAAAATATGAATACGCTTTAACAACAATTTTAAATAGAAAATAATATGAGCAAGTTTACAAAAAAGTTATTCTCTTTGGGAGAACTTTATGTTTCGGATTTTATCAATAAGGATGAAGATGCAAGAGCAGGTAAGCATGATATGACTCTTGTGATAGATGAAAGATATGGTGCAGCGCGTTTAGAGAAATGTACACCTATCCATTCTATGTTTGGAAAGTATTGGTATAGAAGTGGTATCAACCAAACAATGAGAACTGAATTAAAAGGTATAGTTGATAGTGTTACTTCAGTTCAAAAACTAAACGAAGGTGATTTATGGTTAGATATTGCGTGTAACGATGGTACACTATTGAGTTTTGTACCAGATGGTATTAAGAAATTAGGTATTGACCCTGCGGAAGATTCTTTTAAAAACGAATCATCTAAAATTGCAGATGAAGTTATACAAGATTTCTTTACGTTGGAAAACTTTAAAAAATCTAAATTTAAAAAGAAGAAAGCAAAGGTTGTAACCTGTATTGCTATGTTCTATGATTTAGATGAGCCAGTTGAGTTTTTAAAGGATGTTACGAAGGTTTTAGATGATGATGGATTGTTTGTATTACAGATGAGTTACACTCCTCTAATGATAAAGCAATTGGCATTTGATAACATCTGTCATGAGCACGTTTACTATTGGGGATTAGCTTCAATCGAAAAGTTATTAAAGAAAGCTGGATTGAAAGTTGTAGATTGTCAATTAAACGATGTGAATGGAGGAAGTTTCAGAATCTACATTAAGAAGAAGAAATCCGATGTATCTACTTTTGCTACTGCACCTTATAGAGATGTATGTAATGTAAGAGTTGAATCGTTAATCAAATGGGAAAAGGGATTGAAATTAGATAAAGAAGAGATTTGGTTAGATTTCTATAACAGAATCGAAGCATTAAAAAAAGAGACAGTTGATTTCATTAAAGCTGAAAAGGCTAAAGGAAAAGTAATATGTGGATATGGTGCTTCTACAAAAGGAAATACCTTATTACAATACTTCGGTTTAGATAATACTTTAATTGATGCTATCGCAGAGAGAAGCCATTATAAGTTTGGATTAAAAACAATTGGAACTAACATTCCTATCTTATCAGAAGAAGATGTTAGAGCAATGAATCCAGATTATATGTTGGTATTACCTTGGCATTTTATTGCTGAGTTCGTTAAAAGAGAAGATGAGTTCTTATCTAAAGGTGGTAAATTTATCGTACCCTGTCCAAACTTTCAAATAATCGGAAAATAAAAATACAATGAACAAATTATTAAACAAAAAAGAATTCGCAAATTATAAAGGTGCATTAGATTTATTACAAACTCATTGCGCTGAAATGTTAAGTAGGAAAATACCTGAAGCAAACATTCAACAGGCATTTACTTTGCAAACTACATTAGATTTAATTCCAACTAGCGGTAATCTATTATCAGCGGGTTGTTGGGAAGATACTGCAACTGAAACGTTAAAGAAAGTTGGGTATAATGTAATAGATGTAGACCCTCAAATCAATACTGATTTAAAAACATATTTTGATAATAACCCATCAATACATGGTAAGTTAGACGGTGTAGTTTCTACATCTGTAATTGAGCATGTTGAAAGAGATGAGGAGTTTATTGATTGTATCTGTAAATTATTAAAGAGTGGTGGTTATGGTATCGTAACTATGGATTATAATAATGGATACTTAAATGGTGGAGTTAGTAAACCAAATGAAGATGTTAGATTATATACTGAATATGATTTGAGAATTCGTTTGAATAATATTTTGGAAGATAATGATTGTGAATTATTGGAAGCGGATTATAGTGGAGAAAATGATTTCTGTTATGCAGGTCACTGGTACACATTTGCAACATTTGTATTTAAGAAGAAATAAAATGATTAAGATAAGTTTAGATGAGGCATATGTATATGATATTTTATCTATATACGCGGTAAAAATAGAAAATAGTAAAGGTGAAAAAAAACAGAAAAGTTTGGATTCATTTAATAAACTATCTGATGAAATTCAGAATCAAATTGGAATCACTAAACATCATTCTATCATTAATAGTTCAGCTTACTTTGATTTAAAGCAAGCTAACAAAGAAGTATTTGATTTAGTAGATAGAGCAGGGGAAACCTCTCTATCTAAACAAACTGCGGAAGCTAATTATAAAAGATATATTAAGAAGGTAGAATTGCAAACCAAATTTTTTGATAACCAAATAACAGAAGTTAAAATATGAAAGATACAAAATCATATTTACAGGAAGGTAAGCTAGGAGATTTCATACATAGTTTAGTTGTATGTAAATTCAATTGGGAATTTTTCGGATATAAAGCTGATTTATACATCTCCAACAATGCAGGACATTTCGAAAAAGGGTTGGAGTTTACATATAACGATTTAAAACCAATACTAGAAAAACAAGAATGGTTAAACTCATTCAATATCTATAATGGTGAAATCATAGATGTTAATTTAACTAGATTTAGACAGAGCAGATTCTTATATACTACTAATTGGATAGAGATATATTTCAAAGAGTTTTTTGATGATATGATGCCACCAAGCGAATATAGTTGGATAGAATTAGAGAAAGATGAAACTTTAAGTGATACACTTGTAATCAATCGTTCTATGAAACCAATGAGTGATAGAACAAAAGGGGTATATCAAAGTGTATTAAATGAGTTTGAGAAGAAGGTGTTTATTTGCTTTGATGAATCGCAATACCAAACTTTTCCATTAAACGACCAATGTGAAATGCTTAAAGTTAACTCATTATATGAATTTTTTGCAAAGATAAACGGTAGTAAATTATTTATAGGAAACCAATCCGGTCCAATGTCTTGGGCTACTGCTATGAATATTAGAAGAGGAATAGAGTTATTAGCAACAGTTGATAACGTACACTATATAAAAGACAAAGAATATTATTCACAATTTGATTATTTTCAAGGAGATGCAAACTAAACAAGAGTTAGAAGATTGGTACTCAGTTGAAGACCCATGGCATTATAAAACTACCGATGATGATTTATATAGAAAAAATACAATACTTTCTATATTGGATAATTACGAGACTGCATTGGATATTGGATGTGGGGAAGGATTTGTAACAACTCATTTACCTGCAACAAAAATATTTGGTATAGAGTTATCGGATAATGCATCTTTACGATTACCTAAAAATGTAAATAGATTAAATGAACCAAATGGTAAATATGAACTAGTAATGACAACTGGAACATTATATCAGCAATACAATCATCAACAAATTACTGAATGGATTAGACAATCTTCATCACATCATATATTAGTTGGTGGAATTAAAGATTGGATGATATGGAGTGATTTTGGGAAAGTAATAAAAGAAATAGAATTTCAATATAGAGAATACACTCAAATAGTAAGATTATATGAAGTTACTGCATAACATAGGAGATATAAATCACTCTAACTATAATACAAGAGAGCAAGTGATAAATTGTAGTGAACCATTGGGGTTCGATGGAATTTATTTAAATGTATATGAAAATCAAGATATATTAAAGGATAAAACTGGTGTATTTTTTGTTATGGGAAATTTTATGGGAGGAGATAATTCGTTTGATTTAGAATACGTTCCTAAGTTAGAAAAATATTGTAGTTGGGAACAAGTTGAAGAAATGTGCACTAAATATAATTTTAAAATAGGTTGGCATACCTGGAATCATCCTGATTTAACTAAATTATCTGAGAATGAAATTATGAAAGAAGTTACTCCACCATACCAAATGGATTTATTCGCTTATCCATATGGAAATTATAATGATTTAGTTATAGAGTGTGTTAAGAAAGCAGGATTTAAGTTTGCGTGGAGTGTTACTCAGGGTGCATTAGATAAAAACGATATAGATTACAATTATAAAATATACAGAGATTATTTATGAAAAATATAAAAACATTTAAAACTCAATATGATAAAAATGGTATTATCGTAATACCATCTGTATTTACGTCGGAAGAGTGTGATGAAATAAAAAGACAAGCGTACTTAATTAAGGATACTGATATAAAAAAAGCAGGGTATCCACATGATGCATCCGAAACTGCCTATAATAAAAGGTCTCTTATATTCTTTCCTGCTTTAGCTAATGACTATATCAATAATATTAGAACAGATGAAAGAATGGTTGAGTTAGTAAAAGAATTTATCGGAGATGATGTTAGACAAATAAATAACCAAATATACTTTAGAGAAAGCGGTGATGAAGACCAATTTGCTTGGCATCAAGATATAATGTTTAGAGAAGCGGGTAGTTTCAATGGTGATGTTGAAGCAGATTATTTTCAAACTATTATTGCAGTAGATGATATTACAGAAGAAAATGGAGCTATTGAATTTATAGACGGTTCTCACAAAACTATGAGAATTGGAGCACCTCAGAATTTGAGAGTGTTTAATAGAGGAGAATTAAAAGGAACTAAATATACCGCTAAAAAAGGAGATGTGTTGATTTGGAGTGTGTTGACAGTGCATGGTAGTGAATCAAATAAATCAAATAAAGACCGTATGACTTATATGAATGGATTTTGTAGAACAAAGGCAACAACAATATATCCAGATTATTTAGTTAATGGCGAATTAATAAAAAATATAAACCCTACAAAAATACCTTAATATGATAACGGTAATAATAGCATCATATCGATACGGACATTTAGCTTCACATTGTATAGAAAGTGTTTTGGCACAAAGTAAAGCTGCTGAAAGAATTATGTTTGTAGATGATGGAGTGGGGGATTGTTCACATTTACCTGCTATATATCCTCAAGTTGATTTTATATTAAGAGAGAAAAATATGGGAACGGTTGCTAATTTTTCAGATATGTTAAATCGAGTTACCACTAATAAATGTATGTTTATAGGAGCTGATAATTGGATGAGAGCTGATACAATAGAATTACTTAGTAAAGAAACTGCTGATATAGTAACATATGATATAATAGTAACAGGTGATTTAAAAGATAAATTATATGCAAGGCATTATGGAGAAATGAAACCTCATCAGGGTGATTATTATTGGAGTAGATATATGAAACATCATGGTTCTATGTTATACAATGCTAATATTGCAAAATCCGTAGGATATGCGGCGAGTGGGGGTTATAATTCGGAAGAAGATTTAGTTTTATGGCAAAGAATGTTGGGAGCAGGAGCAACGGTTTCTCATGTAAATGAGGGATTATTATATTACAGAAGACATAGAGAAAATTTTATAAAAGAATAATATGAGACATTTAATTTTAATATATTGTTATCATATAGAAGTGCTAGATGAATTTTTGGTAAATTGTTATCATTTATTAGAGAAAAGCAATTTTGTTGATATACATATAGATTTTTGTGAAGATACTATAACAGATGAAGTTTTGGAAAAAATAAAACCATCGAGAATAACATATAGTATAGTGGAGAATAGAGGAATGGATGTACTTCCATTTGTAAAAACATTATATGATAAAGTATTATTTACGGACACATATAGCGTTGTTACAAAAATACAATCAAAAAAATCAAATGATGATTGGAGAGTTCACGCTTATAAACCTTTAGTAGATGATTATGAAAAGTTTTTAAATATGCATCTCTATGTAGAAAAATTTCAAAATGATGATGGAGTACCACTAATGCTAGGAACTTCAGCTGTGTTAAAAGATGGAGAAAGCGTGTTATCTGGATACCACGCATTTAATATGGTTAAAACTTTAAGTGATAAATTCTTTCATTTTAGACAAAATATAGAATATGGAATTCCTTTTTTTGCAGGAACTATGTTTATGAGTTCTACATTATTATTTAAAAAAATGTTTAATGGGGTTAATTTTGATGAATTTGCATCTCATTTTGAAAAAGGAAAGCCTGATACGGGATATGCACATGCAATGGAAAGAATTTTCGGATTCGCAATAAGAGAATATAATGGTAAAATGATAGAAACCCAATAAAATATAGTTATGACAATTTCAACATTAGTAGGATTAAGAAACAATTTAGAATATTCACAAAAGTTCTATAAAAGATTTAGAGAGATATATCCAACGGAGGAATTAGTATTCGTTAGTTGGGGTTCATCGGATGGGACACATGAGTGGTTGGATTCACTTAATGATGGAAACCTTATTTACTTCTATTCAGAGGAAAGTAAAACATTTTCGGATACATTTAATAAGTGTGCTGAATTGGCAACCAAAGAGTACATAGTATTCTGTCATAATGATATAGTAGTATGTAATGGATTCTTAGAGAACTTACAGAAACATTGTGGAGATAGAAAAGTAGTTTCATACACAACAATCGAACCACCTGTATTTGCGGGACACGCTAGACCAGGTAAAATCATTATGGATTTCGGTGGAGATTTTGATACATTAAAATTAGAGGAGTTAGAACAATATGCGGAAAGAGAAGTTAAAAATGAAGCTGATAAAACATCTGCTGGCATTTCATTCTTTATGTGTCAAAGTAGAAAAAGATACTTACAAATGGGAGGAATGGATAACCTATATAACCCTATGTTTTCCGAAGACGATGACCTAATTTTTAGATTAAGTTTATTAGGGTTTGAACAATATACTGCATTAGATAGTGTAGTTTATCACTTTGTATCTAAAACATCTCGTTTCTCTCCGGAGCACGAAAGAGATACAAAAGTTAAAGAAATGGCATCCAATAAAAACTTCTTAAGAAAGTGGGGAAGACATGGTGGTAACCCTGTTAAGAACACATATGATATAGGATTGGTTCTTAAGAATGGTTCAACAGAAGCATTAGATGTATTAGAACCTTTCTTTTCAAATGTATATGTAGATTGTGACCCAACTGAGTATATTAACTTAAATCAATCTAAGACTAAGTTTAATTTGACTAAAAAGATTAAATCATATGAAACACCTAGAGATAACGATATTATAGTTTCATTTGATTTTGCACAATTAACGGAGAAGGGGTATCAAGCATTAACAACTTTACCTAATATAATCTCTCAGGCTCAAAAAGTAGGGATGTATCAAGTAGAAGGGGTAAACATACAAATCATAGCATTTAACACCTATCATCATAAACTGATTACATTAAAATCGGAATGGTATACTAGAAAATGTATTTAATTTCATATAGAGGAAACATCTTAGGAGTAGATGAGCAAAAAGAAAACAAACCCTATCAGGTAACGGAAGTTATTCGGATGGGGTTTCATTGTTGGATAGATGTATGGTGGCATGAGGAGCAATTTTGGTTGGGAACTCATAAACCAAAATATCCCGTCAAACCATCATTTATCAATATGTTCTCTCTTTGGAGTAATGCGATGAACTTTGAAACTCTACTTAAATTAAAAGAATATAAATCACCACATTGTTTCTATTATAATGGTGAACCACTCCTAACTGATGGTGGACACATTATAACCGACCAACTTATAGAAGGGTATGAAGGGGATACATTATTATTAACTGAAGATTATGAGTATGCATCTCTACCACTAAAGGGTATAGTGTCGGAAAATATATTATCATTCAAAGAAATAGATTAGATGGTATAATCTACTCTTATTCTTAAAATCATATATTTATATACACTATGAATAATAAGAAAAAACTTAAAGAAGGAGGAGAACCACAGAGAGTAGCTCAAGGTCTCCCTCAAACTAAAGAAAAAGAACAATCTCCTATTGGTGAGAAGTTCATTAAGTATTTAGAGGATATGGGATTAAAGCACGCTGCATACACAAATGAAGAGGGTGAAGTGAAGGTAATAGGATTGAATAAAGACCAGGTGAAAGAAGCAATCAATAATATGGTTGTTAAATCCGAACTCAAAAAATTCGTAGAAAGTGGGTTAGAAGAATCAGAAGAAGGGGATAGAATCCAAAAAATAAACGATAGAATTAAGGCTTTGAAGCAGAAACTATCAGATACAAAATCAGCGGAACAAAAGAAATTATTTCAAGATAGATTAAAGAATGCTTTACAGACACTTTCTAATATAAAGAAGGGACATGGTATTAAAGCACCTCATAGTGAAATTGCATTACCGGCAGCAGGAACTGGGTTAACCTTTCCGGGAGGAACAATAAATGGTTCACCTACTGAAGATGATGTTAAGAATACAAGAAAACAATTAGATAAGGAAGCATTAACTTCACCGGACACAGAACCAGATGTAATTACTGCATTAAAAGATATAGTAAAGAATCATCAAGCTCAGAAAATCAGAGATGGTAAGAACGGAAAGACTGTAACTGTAGATGTACAAAGTGCAAATGCAGTTGTTCACATATACAATGGATTGGGTACTTCAAATAGAATCAAATACGTTAATGGTGGTTTAATTTCTATGGTTAACATGGCTTGGAAAATATTAGCTAGATAAATAATATGAATATGAATTTAAAAGGAATAATGCAGACATTGGGAGCGAAGCCTGGACAAGTGGTATCAAACCCATATGCTAGAGCGTTTACACCACAAGTTGAAACTATTGTTAAAGAGGAAGAAGACCACGAAGTTTCTATGGCTCAAAACTCATTGGATACTATTATTAAGATGACAACTGAGTTAAAAGCTAAAATGGGTGAAAATGAAAAAGAAATTCCTGCTTGGATTCAAGACCATATCGCTAAAGCAGAAAACTTAATTTCTCAAGCATCATCTAACTATCACGAATACTCAACAAACGAAGCGGGTATAAATGGAGCATCTAGATACCCTTCATTGGATGGTGTAGCAAATGAATCCATAAATGAAGAGGAAATTAAATGGAATGCAGTTGAAAATGCAATCATTAACTTTTTAAAAATGAATACAAAGATTTTAGATAAAAGAGTTAAAGATAGAGATACCGAAGGAGTTAAGGGTGGATTGAAATCTATTATTAGTGGTTTAACTAATGCACAGAGAAGTTTGAAATTGGAATCAGTAAACGAAGTATCATATAATGTTAAAGCAGACAATGCATATCAATTTATCAATGGTGCTTATGCAGTTTTAGGTATGTATTTAAAAGATGAGAAATTAGAAAGTGGTGTAAAAAGCACGCTTCAGAGAGTGGTAAAAGATTTAGAAGGATTGAGAAAGTATTTTTTCTCTAGAAAAGATGAATCAGTAAACACATCACTAAGATTAACCAAATTAAAATAATAAGGAAATGAGATTAATGGATATAGTAAATAGTATTGTAACTCTTCCTTCATTAGGAATGACTAGAAACGAACCCACTCCTGTAGTAGAAAAAGTAGAGGAAGAGGAAGCAGTTGTTAATGAGGATAAATTAAAACACACTATTACTAAGAAAGAATGGTCTAAAATTCCTAAATATAATAAACATATCGGAATGGATGGAATTCATTATATTATGAAATATGATGATAAAATTGGAACTTATTTACAAGGTGTAAAAATAGAAGGATAATGGAAAACATGTACTCTGTATTAATAACTGCAATAACTGTTTTAGGTGGAACAACTGCATTTCGTTTCTATGAGAAAAGAGCAATGCGTAAAGACAGGGATGATGAGTTTATCAGACACGATTGTAAAGACCGTATCTCTAAATTAGAAGCCTTATTAGAAAATAGTTCAAAAGAGAAAGATGAACTTCGTACTATGGTGTTAGAACTTACAAAAGAAGTAGCAGCACTATCTGTTAAAGTTGAATATCTTACCAAAGAAAACGACAAGTTAGAAAAAGCACTACCAAAGACTAGGAAACAAATTAACGGATAAACTTGGAAATCTGTGAATAATTCACTATATTTGACTATGATAGCTAGAAGTTTATTTACAGAAGATAAGAAACTTAGGGTATTCGATTTCGATGATACCTTAGTAAAAACTACATCCTTTATTTACATCACACATAAGAATGGAGCAAAATCCAAACTTACACCTGGACAATATGCGGTTTACAAAGAGAAACCAGGAGATGTATTCGATTTCAAAGATTTTGATAAAGTAAAGAACCCAAAGGTAATTAAGGGATATTTCCAATTACTTAAGAATATGGCGGCAACATCTGATAGAGCAGTGTATATTTTAACTGCAAGAGCCGCTTACCAACCTGTATATAACTTCATTAGAGATAGCGGAATCAAAGATGTTTTCGTAGTTGCATTGGGAGATAATAACCCAGAATCAAAAGCCGATTGGATAGAAAAGGAAATCGAAAGAAAGGGATACGATAATATTTATTTTGTAGATGACTCGTCTAAGAATGTGGATGCAGTTAGAAGAAGATTAAATAAGTACCCTAATATTAGAAAGAAAGTCCAATTGGTAAAACATGGTTAGAGAAGAACTTAAAACAAAAGGATGTCTATTCGGACACCTTTCTGATATAAACCCCTCACTTATTGATGAACTGAAAAGTTTAGAATCAATTAGAAATCCTGAAAACTTCACGAGGGTAACTCATTCATATTATAAACAAGTACCATTTGAAGCAACTAGTACCAATAGTTACGCTGAAGCCGAAGAGGTTAAGAATACCCATTTAAAGGGTAATACAGATGGTAAACTTTGGCAAACATTTTTTACTTGGAATAATGATGATAATAAATCAAGCCAACTTAAAATGAGTTTGATGCCTACAATGAGAAACTTATTCTTAGAGGTATTCAAATATGCGTATGGAGATGAGTTATTGGATAAAATATGGGAAATAAACGGAAGTAATATAAATCTTACTCATTTCAATAAAGATTGTTGGATAGAACCGCATGCGGATGGTGGTGGAAAAAGAATGATATGTAATATACTTATCTATTTAAATGATGATTGGGAAGAGGAAGATGGTGGAGAATTAGTTATAGAAGGTGGATATAAACAGCAACCACTTTATGGTAACTTTGCAGTGTTAGATTTTATGCATGTTAATCCAAAACATTCGGTAACTCCTATAAAAACAGATGATTTTCATAG